CATCATCTGTCCGACATTGTACGGCGTGAAAAACTGCCCTGCTTGGCTTTTGCTTAATCCGAGATTATGGTAAACGGTGCCAAGAAAATCCTGCTCAGGGTTTTCCAAGAGCGCGGTCATTGTGATGGCGGTAAGCACAGCAAACTGCTGTACGGTCTTCTCATCGTATTTCTGGACGATGGCATGGTACTGTTTCTCTCTTACATCCCTGCACCGCAAATCACAGGTGTTCGCAAGTGCAATGGTATGCATATCAATGTAGTCATACCAGAGTTCGCTGCGACCGTACCGGGCGCTCATCTCATGGAAAGCCTTGATAAACTCTTCGACCGGAGAAACTGGTCTTTTTGGGTTGCTCATAAAAACTCCTTTCATAGTAAAACAAAAAGCGGACCTCCCAAAAATCGAGAAGTCCGCTTATTTGCAGATTGTGAATTGTACGAACACAAATTGTGCTTTGGATGGTATCTATCGTACAATTACTATTTTATGCGGTTCGCACATCGGGGCAAGTACCAGCTATTGGATTTCTGCTTTCAGCCATTGTAGATACCGGTATCGCTCGGCTTCGTTCTGAATCCCCTGCAAAGCGAAAGTTACGAACGGCACATCCGTGCAATGGTTGTACAGCCACGGCTCGAGGGCGAGTGCCTCAAAAATATCATTGTAGCAAGTATTGCGCCGATAATATTCGAGGTTTTCATCTTCGATTTCGTAGTCGAACTTTGCGCGGATTTCTTCCGCCGTATAGTTTTCGGCTTTTGCGGCGGCGTTCGCAAAGAACGGGATATTGCCTTCCTTCCATTCGAAAAACGGATAATCCTGGTCGCAGGAGTTCTGAAAATATATACTCAGCGGCCATTTCTCGCTTGCGTTTTCAGGCGGCATCATGATGATACCGAGCAGCTTGTGCTCTTCCCAATACAGAAAACGGAAGGTAAACAATGCCTCAAGCCAATACCGGTCAGCGGTATCTGCCAGCGTATTGGCTCTGCGATTTTTGCTCTCCTCATCCGCAATGTACCCGGTACGAACCGAAGGAATATAATACAGATTATCCCTGATGGTTTTCCTGATATTCTTTTCTGTCATCTGAGATTGCGTATATTCCAGCGCAATCGCCATGGCTTCCTGCAAACTGTTCGCCTGCGCAAAGCCCATGTCAAAACCGTAACTCATGGTATGGAACTCCTTTTTGTTTGCCTGGTTTCAGGTTCGTGGTATAGGTGTCAGATGCCAAGGCGCTGGGCGGCAGTTTCGGTATCGCAGAAGCACAAAAGTTCCTGACCATATCGAAAACCGTCAAACCCATCGCTGTAAGAATAGTCGATACGGCCTTTGCTATCGCGTTTGACCAGCTTCTTAAAAGCATCTTCCAGAGTCGTTTTGCCACTGTTCACGGCTTCTGTAACCATGTCGTTGAACTCATCGCTCATGTCAATGCCAACAGGGTCAGGAAACATCATGCTGCGAGCGTAATCGCGAAAGTCTGCTATATCCATGAAATAGTCATTGTCAACTTCGGTGCGAATAGTGTTGGTCAGTTTACTCATTTTCTTGTCTCCTTTGTTGTTGCAAGTAAGAATCAGATTTTCTCTACTTCATCCTCGCCGTACACGACATGCAGACTGGAACCGTTGTCCCAGTGCATGATAAGACTACCAATGCCGTCAACACCGACAACCGTACCCTCCGTGCCGATGGGCGGAGCTTGTACATCATCCATTTTGACAAGGCGGACGCGGGTGCCATCGGGATATTCGGTGCGAAGCATTTCGATAGTTTCTTTAGTCGGGAACATGATTATTTCTCCTTTCGCCTCAGGCGTTTGCTCTGATTTTTGCCGCTTGGCAGATGAGCGTTGCGAGTGTTTCAGGGGTGTTGAATCGGCTCACGGAAGGGCCCTTCCAGGTCCCGATGCTGCCATTGATACCGTTGCGCAGTTTAATGCCGCTGCCGCCTTTTTCCTTCCAGTCATGCAGGTTGACAGAGTAGTCATCCAGAAGGACAAAAGACTTGTCAATGCATGGCATTTTTAGACGATTGGCAACTGCTGCAGCCTTGCTTTCTCCGCAAGGAACGAAAATCCTATGTGCAGCATCGATTTCCGGCACATACACATCCAGCCATCCGTATTTCTCCCCTACCGAAGCAGGGTTCTCCGGCATGAATGCGGATAGCGCATAGATATCAAGTTCGGGATGCGCGTTGCAAAGGATTCTTACGGCATCCACCACCGTCTGATACGGAGGCAGGTCCCGGAAATAGTTCTCCTGCAGTAAATCTTCAAAACACGCGGCTTGCTGCCACGCTGCGAGTGTGCCGTCCATGTCGATGAACAGCCGAGCCGTAATGATGTTATCGGTCATAAGGAACCTCTCTATTTGGTTAAGTGTGAGCGTTAATGAAGTTTTCGTTCAGAACGAAGAAGCTGTTGTCTTGAACCGTATCAGCGGCATACCAGAGTTTATCTGCAACATTGTACAGATAACCATAGGTGATGTTTTCCTCTTTGAGGATGTTCAGGAACAGAGTTTCAGCGTTTTTCAGAACAACAGGAGTATCGACTACTTCGCTGTCGATTTCCAAGTCATCGCCTCTGTCCCGATGGTAGGCAGTTGTTACGCCGCCTTTAGGACCGTGACGAACAGGTGTATCAAATCTGTGCGTTTCTCCCTCGTCCGGGGCAAGACGCTCGCGAACCATCGAAAGGCTTCCAAGGTCAACGAGTGCTGTTGCAAGTTCCTGGGTGTTGTAATGCTCAAGAAGCATCTTGCCAATATAAGACGGGTAGCCATCAGAATGGCAATAGACGAACTTGATGATTCCTTCTTTGCAAAGTACTCCGATAAAGCTTGGTGTGCTCATTGGTTCTCCTCCTTGGTAGTCGGGACCTCAACAACTGTCCACCAATCGATGAAATCGGGACCTTTGATGTGGATGTTTTCGAGAATAAATGTTTTCATACAAAGCTCCTTTTTTTGTCGTTCGCAAACAAAAAGGCAGGCTCACCCGAAGATGAGTCTGCCTGAATGCTTGCAGATTGTGAATTGTACGAACGCTGGATTGCGCCTTGGTAGATGGTATCTATCGTACAATATCTATTCTATGCTGTTCGCACAGCCTGGCAAGCAAAAAGTGCCGCCTACCCGAAGGTAGACGGCTGAATGCTATTGGTTAGTTGAGGTTCGATTTTGTCATGACATGGACGCGATATACCGTGTTGGTGTCTTCGTCCTTCAATTCCCAGCAGCCGGTAAAGCCATCGCAGGGTTCAGTGGCGACAACTTCCCGGCCGGTATCATCGTACAGGATAGCCTCAGTCCAAGAATCGTCCTTGCCGCCGCAGCAGCGGATGTCCATTTCAAACCCGTCGGAGAATTTCGCAGTCTTGCTCAGCAAAGAACCATCGCCTTGCACTTCCTCGCCGCGAAGGTATTTCTTAATGCGCTCAGCATACGGTTTGTTGACATATATAGTTTCTTCCAGAACGGTTTTCTTTGGAAGTACATCGACAAGAACATGGTATTCGGCACCGTTGTATGGGATGACCCAATGATTGCAGAATACCTTGGTACTCTTTGTTGCATATACCGTTTTACCGTTCACGGCAAGCGTTACCGTACCAGAAACACCATCTTTGCTGTTCCCTTCCCAAAGTACGGAAACCGTAGTATTATCTGCGGCAAAGACGACATCACTGATTCGATACTCGTCGTCGATGCTGTCAGGGTCATTGAGATGGCGGAGAATAGCATCGTATTCCGATTTCTCCATCTGGATGCGGTTTACATAGATGCGTTCAAAGCACTTGCTTCTCTCGTACATGCGTGCCACATACAGAACAGTCTCAACCAGGTCCTCGACAGTTCCGGCAGTCATAGAATCCAGCGTACGGCGGGCCCACAGGTCAACGCCATCCTCGATAATGCTGCACTCACAAACTCTGTGAAGGCTGGGATAGGTCACACTGATAAGCTGCATACGAAGGGCGGGTTTGTTGCCTTTTGGATAAATGTCGTTGATGGGAAAATTGAGTGGGTCAAGGCTGACACTTTCAGGGACCTCACCAAACCCCGACCAACGACCAGGATTCCGTTCTGCCATGAATTCACGAGCGAAACGCTCTGCGATATCCTTTGTCAAACCATGCCATTCTTTGACATCGCGGCTTTTCTCGATGGAAGAAACTGCATCGCTGACTGCAGTGAGGAAATCGCTCTGGTTCTCTTCCTGATTCCGTCTGGTTTCGTCCACCAGCTGCTCAAAGAGGGCTGCATCGCGCAGATACTTGGCGGCAATGGGAGCCGATACCTCGGCAGAATCCGGAATCGCTACCGCAGTGTTGAGGTATTCTCTGATATCCTTTTCGTCCTGCAACCTCTCGCAGAACTCCGAAAGCGCATCGAGTTCATCCAGAGAAAACTCGATTTTCGCGCTCGGCTGCTTCGCGGTTTTGGTGATACGGATGCCTGTGTTGATTTTTTGGATTTTCATAATATTCTCCTTTTTTGTATTAGTATCTTCCGAAAAGAATCCTGCCGATAATCGCAATGTCTTCGTGCTCGGTGGAAGGTTCGTGTTTTGCGTTGTAGACAATCATTCGCAGCATGGTCTGTCTGAACCAGAAAATATCATCTGCACGAATGTCGTTGTAGCATGCTTTTTTGTACAAAAGCCGATTCTCGTAAAACTCTCGAAGGGTGATGGCTTCCTGCTCTCCTTTGATGAGTTGATACTTTGGCATCGGGTCAGACGACGGAATTTCCTGAAATACGATTTCTCCGGCATCTTTTCCTGCGAAAATATCGGCTAGATATGCGACCTTTCGAGCCTCATTCCAGGCGTAACGACTCTGATAGCCAGGCGTCAAGTCAACATCATAGAAGTACAGGAAACCCAGCAAAAATCGGACCGTGTGATTGTAGTTGCTGACAGGAAGCGGCTTGTAAGGGTTCGGCTTTCCGTAAATGGAACCGATGTCTTTGTATCCGTATTCCGGTCTCATATCGAGCCACGCATAGCAGCGGTATTCGGTAGATTCGAACATCTGCACGACATATATCTTTCCGCCGTCAAGTATGTCTCTGACAAAGCCATGCTGGTTTCCCGGAAGACTTACGCTTTCATCGATGCCGAACCGATACGCGGGACTACCGGCACTTTTTGCTATGATTTGTGCCCGCACAAAGTACGGATTGTCGCATGAATGACAAGTGGTACTGGTTGTTTTGTTCGCCATTTTAAATTACACTCCTTTTTTGAACGCAAAAAGGCGGACCTCCTAGAATCAGGAAGTCCGCCTTAAAGCAAAATTATGAATTGTACGAACGCAGATAGCGCCTCAGTAGATGGTATCTATCGTACAACTATTATTCTACTCCATTCGCATAAGCACGCAACGGTATTTCGATTATTTCCCGAATAGCGGGTTTTCCCAAAGAACCTTGCGCCCGCTCGATACAGAAACGATAACCTTGAAGGGAATACTGTGCCTGTGTCCACGACCGTACCATTGGCAATTTTCTTCCAGAAAATGTTCCACTTCTTCCTGATGACGAACCGGGGAAATCACGAAGGTGTCAAGACTTTTAGTCCGAATCGTATCGTAGGACTCAATACCGACAGCAGGATACACGACTTGCATAGACTTGCCGCCAGCTTCAATGTTCAGGCGAACAGTTTTGCGGTCTTTGACAGCAGCCATCAGATTCTTGCAGATACTTTCCCAGCAAGAAGGGTCAGCGCTGAACGCATCCAGATATTCCCTGGTCTGAACCAGATATGCCACGAAAGGTTCAGCAAATTCCTTGGCAAACGATTCCCCGATTCCGGACCGTTCCAGAGCATTGGCAAATCGCTCTTCCCAGCCGGAAGGATTCGCAAGGTAGTCAACAATGACGGAATCGTCGAACTTTTCAAGGAGTTTCAGCATCAAGTCGAGCGATGTAGTGTCGTTGTTCCGGTCATAAACATACTGCTTGACGGCATTGTCGTAGGTCAAGGATTGGAACTTTTTGTCGTTCATCACCTCGGCGGAGGGAGTGTAGTTCTTCTCGATATATGCGAGAAACTTTTCTCTCATTTCAGCCGTGACCCAGTTGGAATCCGCCTGCCGGTAATCGTCAAAGAGCAGTGCGAATGCAGCAGACTTGCAGCAGGTTTCTTTGCGGTCAACGATGAACGCCATGAATTCGAGACCATTCTTAGTGCTGAAATGGTACGCACCCATAGCCAGAGGGAAAGAGCCGAAATCCTGCTCGTACAGCGCTTCGACATAATGTTCTCCCTTAGCCAAAGGAACGCGCACAAAGCGGCGGAAAGCGGTGCCTTCGAAAGCGTTGGTAATAACACCTTCCAGAACGGAATCCGAGTCATTTGCGATATAGGAATCGAAGATTTCCCTTGTGATAGTTTTGCAGTACATATAAACCTCCTATGGTTTAGACCTTTTTCTTCAGAACGACGTAATGGAAGCCGATAAGCTGCTTTGGCACATCAACGGAGGACTCGTCGTCCGGGTCGTAATAACCCGTCTCGACTGAAAGCCCCATAGCTTCCATACCGCTTGCAACCACATCGAGCTCCTGTTTGTTGTGGGAAACGATAGTGTTTTCCACGAACTCCACAGTGTTTTCAGATTTGGATGCAAGGCGCTTGCCGTAAACGATATAATCGAGATTTTGAAGAAAAATTCCGGAAGAAAGGTCACTGAGTTGTTTTTCGGTGATGGCTTTCTGACGATTCAGATAATCGTCATTCATGGATTTAACGCACGTTACATCTTCATCGACCCAAAGGATGCGTTTTGATTCATCCCCGTCAGCACGAATACCGTCAGCAATGATGGCAAGAGGCTGGTCAGTCTCCATATCATCATCACCGGCGTAAAGATGACCCATTACGATGTCGTTGGTATCGTTCGGCAGCTCGAGGCGGAACCAAGAACAGTGGCGATGGCTTTTAACATTATCGGTCGTAAGCCAAATGCCGGGATAGGACTCTTTGGTTTCTTCACCAAGAGAAAATTCCGCATTGGCACTGTCTGCGCCAAGAACTGTTGATACGGTAAGAGAAATAGGCGGTTTCTCGTCTTTCGGCCAGAACACCTCGATAACTTTCTCGATAGGGACGACGACAGATACGGGTTTTCCGCTGAAATTAGAAGAAAGTTTCAGTTCCATGTTAATGTACTCCTTGTTATAATTGGTTGTTTTTAGATATCGACGTAGTAGTATCCCGTCAGAGAATCTACCTCACCGCTGCGTTTGTCTTCCTCAGGGTCGAAATATCCGGTAACAGCATCGAAACCCATTGAATCCAACATATCCGCAATGCGATTTACAGTAGTTTCGTCCTTTGAGACAATCATGGATTTGTCATACTTTACATAGCCGTGCGTGGCTTCCTCCAAACGCGTTCCGAAATCGGCGTAGCTGAACGGTTGGTCAAACTGTTTCTCAGTGGCGGCAAACAGCTTATACTTGTTTTCACCCTCGGACTCTTCACAGAAATCCTGAACGCTGACGGTTCTTTTGCTCGCGAAAACGATTCGCGGAGAATCGTCATCAGCTGCCCGATAGCCGTCCACAATGCGAAGCAGCCAATCATCGCTTTCCGTTTCGTTGTTGCCGGAATACAGGTATCCGGTCACGAATGGATTCAGCGTGTTCGGAGCTTCAAGAGAACACCAGAGTGCCTCTGTGTCAAACTTTTCGTTTCGACTTTCAAGGTCAACACTCAGGTAGTTCTCCTCCTTCTCATCGCAAATCGTCATGGCGGCAAGGATGGTCTCATCTTTAACCGTAGCAGACATCTCGATGCGGTTGGGTTTGCTGTTTTCGTCAGACCAGTATTTCTGAATCAGGTCTTCGATGGGAATGACAACCTTTTCGCTATTATTGCCTTTTAACATGATGTCCATAATTCATTCTCCTTGTTATTTTTCGATGTAGTCGCAGATGTAGTTCAGTATACCGTTCTTTTCAAGGTCGTCGCCGATAAAGCCACTGCAGGAATCAACGACATTGCCGTCTTCGTCCGTGATGCAGTATTGCCAGCAATTTCCTGCCAGATAGTCACTGTATGCTTCGAGTTCGTTACGGATGCAGTCCTCGGCGCGGTGCATGGCTTCACAGCGGGATACGGGAGTATCGGAAATTCTCTGCTTCATGAAGTCGTTGATGTTAGCGACCGCAAAGCCGATGCAGGCAGAATCCCAAATGTCAGAGAATGGAACCGTGCAGAGTGCAATGCCACTATGCTCATAGATATAAATGGGCAGAATGGCATACTCGCCTGTTTTCGCAAGCGTCCGCTTTGTTTCGTTCAGGTAGTAGGCGCTGTCGATGATATCGCCTATCTTGCGGCGAGGACTTTTGAGACAGTAAAAAGTGGCTGCATTGCAGTCATTTTCGCGTGGGTTTTCGATGTCCGTGTCACGGCTTATTTCGAGGCACAGGTCGTCTTTGAGGGTGATTTCTCGGTAATCGTAAACGGTCATTTGGAATCTTCCTTTCTGATAAATGCAAAAAGGCGGACCTCCCAAAAATCGGGAAGTCCGCCTTAAAGCAGAATTGTGAATTGTACGAACGCAGGATGCGCCTTGGTAGAATGGTATCTATCGTACAGTTACTATTCTATGCCATTCGCACAGTATAGCAAATAAAAAATGCTGACCATCCTTGGATGAGCGGCGAAGAGTTATATTGTCAACTACCACCACCTGAAAGAGGTGGCTTGTAGTCCCGCAGGACTCCAATTTTTTTCCCACTCGACGGACTGTTAGGCACGGTTGCTGTCCGTGCGACCGAGTACAATGGGCGTTCACCGCTGTTGCAGGCGGCATAGCTGTGGTGAGAATTGGATTATGCGGGATACAGTCCCAATAACCCTACATTGCGAATGTTTATGGCAGCGTTGTGGTCACGGTTATGTGTCGTGCCGCAGGCGCTGCATGTCCAAACGCGGTCAGCAAGCGTGAGGTCGTCTTTTATGAAACCACAAACGCTGCAGGTTTTGCTGGACGGATACCACTTATCGATTTTGGCAAAGGTCTTTCCTTGCGATGTGAGTTTATACTCAAGCATCGTGCGGAACATACCGAAGCCATTATCGTTTGTGGATTTACCAAGCTTCAGGGAACCAGCCAAACCGCGCAGGTTGATGTCTTCCACAAATACAGCATCATACTGCTTGGCTATCGCAGCACTTACCGTATGGCAGAAGTTCTTGCGCTGATTGGCTATATGTTCATGCAAAAGCTGAATTTTATGCAGTTGTTCGTTATAATTTTTAGAGCCCGCTTCCATACGAGACAGCTTGCGCTGCTCTTTTGCAAGTTTCTCTTCACTCTGACGATAGAATTGCGGATAGTTGGCCACTTTGCCGTTGCTGTCAACATAAAAGTCATGGGAAGAATAATCTAAGCCAAGAGATTTCTCTTTGGTGGGAACAATAGGCTGGATATCCTTCTCGAATTCATACAGCAGTGAAACGAAATACTTGCCGCTGCGGGTACAGCTGACGGTAGCGCCTTTTAGTACCCAGTCGGCATCCGGTTGACGGTGTACTTTAACTTTTACATTGCCTACCTTTGGCAGATGAACAAGATTGCCGACAACATAAACGGTATTCTTGATTTTGCCGTCTTTGCTTTGCGTTTTTTTGTTGTTTGTTGTGTACGACATTTCGTTCCTGTGTTTGCTTTTCAATCTTGGGACACCAACGGCTTTTGGACTCTCCAGATGCCGCTTGTTTGCATCTTTCAAATCAAGCTGTGTGTTTGCAAGAGCAAGGCTATCCACCTCTTTCAGAAACGGAAACTCCTTTTTGTATTTGGCAGGCGTAGGAACAAAAAAAGTTCCCGCTTCGTCCAGAAACTGCTGTGCATCTATAAGCATATGGTTCCAGATAAAACGTACGCAGCCAAAGGTTTTGGCAAACAGAACCTGCTGTTCTGATGTTGGATACGCACGATATTTTATTGCTCTATTTAGTTTTTGCACAGGCACTGCTGTCACCACCTTCTATTATTTAGTGTACTCAGTTCGCACATTATATCTACTTAAAAGTGTAGCAATTCATCCCCCACATAAATGAGGGAGAATTCTTGCTACATTTTCTTAAATATGGAAAACAGTCCACTCGCGGTTTGGATAATCGTCGCAGAAGCTTGCGAAGGCGAGCGGCGCACCGTTGTCTTGACTGTCCTTGTTAGAGTGTACGAAGACATTGTAGTCTTCCATGTCCTCAACGTCATCAGCCGTGGCATCTTCGTCAAAGACATCATTGACGCTTTCCGCAATCAACTCTTTCATTTCCTCAAACGCCTCATCGAAACTGTCGTAGAAGCCCGTAAGCTCGATGCTTTCGTATTCCTCGTAAGAAAGAAGAAAGAAGGGCTTGTCGGTTGTGACTTCGTAAACGACCCACTCGACACTCTCTTGGTCATCCCCATTCCAGTAGTCATATGTGCTATACGCTCTGGGTTCGCTACTGTCAGCGTGGCGGTTCTCATCGAAGGTGAAAGAAAAGCCGTAGTGGTCTTCGTTTTCGTGCGTGATATCAGTTCCGGTAAGACCTGCATGATAGTTCTTGTTGATGCGCTGTGCCATACTGTCTTTTACTGCGGCGACCGCCTCTTCCAGCGTGTCCTTCTTGCAGATGAGGTTCGTGCAATCATAGTGTTCGCTCTTAATCACGATAAACATTTTGTGGTCTCCTTTTTGTTATATGATAGTGGCGTGTCGTATAATGCGTGGCATTATACGACCTCGTTGATGGCGTACAAAACCGAGACAGTCAGCCAATTCGGCGCATAATCCTGACACTCATATATAGCTGCCTCAGTGGTGTCGATATAATACGAGCTGGGAATCGCTTCCTCGTCGCTTCGGTCGAGGTGGCGCTTTTTGAGCTCTTCCTGATAGTCCGACTGCACAGCGGCATGAGCCGTTTCGATGGACGGGTACTGGTTCGGAAAGATTTTGAGAAACATCTCCCCTCTTTTGTTGGTAAAAGATTTTGCGAGAATAAACATACGAAACTCCTTTTCTGACGCAAAAAAAGGGCGGACCTCCTGTGATTAGGAAGTCCGCCCTTAAAGCGAAACTATGAATTGTTGTACGAAAGATATTTTTCTTTCCGTGTGAATGTTATCTATCGTACATCTTTCATTCTATGCAACTCGCACAACTTGGCAACTGTTCATTTTGCGTGGTGCAGTGTTTTTTCGCTGCGGCGCACAATTGCTTGATGTCAGCGGCGGAGTATCCAAAGTCGAAATACGCCATCGGCAGCTTCTTGTCATCGTGCTGCCACTCGCTGCGCAGAGCAATCCTGTCTTCATCAGCATAAACGAACATGTCCGGAAATTTCGTTACAATCTCATGTAGCGCATCATCGCCGGTGTCGCTGAAGATATACCTGTCTGTGGCGTTTGCCATCAGTCTTACAATTTGCTGCAAATCATCCGGTGAAAACGAATAAGTCTTGCAAGTGTTTAGACAGTTCGCCAGCAGCGTTTCAGTATCAATTTTCAGACAACACATATGGATTCTCCTTTCGGTGCTTGGCTTCTACATTTCCAAATATACTCATTTCGCACGAATTGACAACAAAAAAGAGCCCTGCATTTCTGCAAGGCTCAAATGGAACGAATCGTGTGTCAGCACAATTCATTCTGATAGCAAGCCATCCTCGTGGAGGATGTCAAAAACCTGCTACCCGTCGCTTCAGGATGACCCTGATTGACTACTCCTCTGCACCGGGAGTGAAGTCCAACGCCGATTCTCAGACAAGAATCACCGATATGGCGTTATACGAGCTCGGCATATCACCTAGGTTATGTATTCCCTGTTGGTGCCCTCGTACTGGCGCAATGAGTGCTCACTGTATAAGTACAGCTTCTTTCTACAGCCAGAAAATTCTGGTGCAGGACGTCCCATTGCCGACTGTCCTGACTTTTGAGATATAGCCTCATATTGCAATCCATCGTTTTGATAGAGCTGGTGTGACCCGATGGTGGATATTCAGTCACGCTCTACGTTGCCGTTAACCCAAGCAATCTCGGAACACCTTTTTTAGTACCTGTATCGTTCAGGAGGCAAGTGCTGCCTAAGGGGTGGTGCGGTTAGACGCGACCGAGGCTCTTGCACCCCACGATGCGTCCTTCCGCGTCGCGGATAGGCTCATTGGGGATGAAGACATCGGTACGGTCCTTGCACCGTGCGGCGACGAGGCTGCTCACGATGAGCAGAGTGTCGTCGCGCTGGGCGGGAAGGTTCTGCACCTCGCCGTAGACGGTGGTCGTCAGCGGGATAGTGGTCCCGTTGAAGTCCACCGAGCCAGCATCGGCAGTCGCTGCGGAGACGCGAGCGACTATGCCGGAAGGCTCGATGGTGATGCCGGCCACGGTCACGCTATGCGGGGTCAAGTTGCGGATGTACATGTGTGACCTCCTTCGTTGTCTGCAAAACAAAAAGCAGACAGTTACAAGTTTACGCAACTCGCATAATGCGTCAACAATCACTCGGTATCGGCAACGCCCATATAGAGATGGTAGGTGGCGTTTGCCGTCTGGCAGACCCAGTGATTGTAGAACGAATTGTACGGCTCGGATGTGACAACATCTTCGTCCGCGTAATAAATAGCAGCCTCGCACCACGAAGGACCATCCTTGCGCGGGACGCAGCGCACATCCATGCACATACCATCGGCAAAGGTAACGGACTCGAACTCAATCTCGTCCTGCTTTTTGCCTCCGTCGGTGTACTGCTTGATTTCGTTCATGCGCTCTTTGCTGATAACAAGGCGCTCAACAAAAACCTTACGAAAATTGGTGAGATTCTCATAGGTGGCGCAGATACGCATGATTGCGCTTGCCAGAGAGTGTACGGAACCGATGTCATAGCACAGGGCCGTTTTGTCGAAACAGCCGATACCATGACCCGTCCAGAAACCGCCCTCAAACAAATGGATGGAGGCGGCGTAGCAAGGACAGGCATCGATTTTGCAAAGCTGGATATCAAGCGTGCAGCCATTGTACATACTATCTACCGCAACCCGGCAAATTTCAAAGATTACTTCGGAAGGAACTTTGCCGCTGCCATCCCAATAGGTGGGATTGTAGCGGGAAAGATACATCTCGGCAATCTGCTTTGCGTTGTTCTCGGTCATACCGATGGATTGTTTAAGCATTCTTTATACCTCTTTTCAGATTGTCAGCACATATTAGATGCCTCTGGCATTACGTGGTCGGGTTGGTCCACAGAACCTTCTCTCCAGCCCGGATACGCGTGATACAATCGATTGGAAAAACGAAGACATCGAACATATTGGTTCCCTTTTCAACCTGTTTGATGAGGTTGGGATGCTTGCAAACAAATCGCTGAGTGTCTTCCGGCTTTGCGAAGGCGCTGATACGAGTCACGGAGATTCCTTTCCTGCGCAGTACATCCGCATCGCGAATAAGGTGGCTGGGACAATCCACTTCGAGATGCTCACCCATTTTCTTGTCGTCAATATAGTCCATGACGAGAGTGACGACTTTATAAGGTTCGACAGCATCCATCATGCTTTTGCACACATTGGTGATGTCCTTAGGGTCGGCACTGTCGTACTCATAAAACGTAAGGAATAGTTCCGACATCCTATCAATGGCAATCAGTCGGGCCATGTAATAAATTCTGGATGCCGTTCCGTTGCTTGCCGTAATGACAGAACTTGTCTCTTCAGCCCAATCCGATGGAGATGACAAATAGTGAATCACATCGTCATCGTTCAGAGGATACATAGTTCGAATCAGGTTGGAGAACTCATTGCATCGAGTTCCAAAAAGAAAGGCGGAGCAAGCATTGCGGACTGCTTTATCCACTGTATCCTTATCCTGAAACATTGCGGGGTCTGCCGGAATGTTCTTTCGGAACAGCGGAATACGGATACTGTCCAGTTTCTCGAAGACATCCATATCGTCGATGAAATCGCTGCTTTGAAGCAACGCTTTTACGGGTTTGGAGGCCATGTAAATAGTTTTGCTATCCACAATGAAGCCGCCAAATTCCCATTTTGCGAATCGTGAAAAGGATGGCTTCTTATTGTCCGACGAATCCCGGTTCTGAACCATAACATAGAGCGATTCAACTTGATGTTCTCTAACCAAAACCGGATGTTTGAAAAACGAGTAATAGCGGGAAAACACAATGTCACCGCTGCGTTTTGCTCCCTCAAAAAAGGTCATGGTCCAGTTTGAGAGAAAACGAATCAGTTCCTCAACAGTAAAAGTCAACATAGTTTATACTACCTCTCTTTAGATGGTCAGCACAGCAGAATCGAAGTTTTCCAAACAGTCGCAACTCAAGAACTGCCCTCCACAAATGGGGCACTTCTCAATGTCGCAGCCGTAGTGGTGGTAGTAGCCAATTTTGGCTCCACAATCTCCACAGCGGATATCTTTCTCTTCCGGAGTACCAACGAACTCTTCGTACCAGTCGCCGGGGTCGCCGACTTTGATGCGCTTGAAAGTTTCCTTGTGTGCGCCTTTAACGACTACGCGCTTATACGAGCAGCCGTTAGCAGTCAGCATTTCGCGCCCACAACAGTTACATTTTGCCATTGTCCGTCTCCCCTTTCAGAAGCTCGCGTGCATGGTCGAGGACTTCCTTTGCGACAGGCTTACCGCCTTCGTTCAGAGCGAGGAAGACTTCCAGAACCTCTGCACGGGTCGTATTCTGGTCAAGTTCAGCAACACCAATGGAAGCATCCATGAACCAGTTTTTATCCAGAACGGAAAGGTCGTTGTAAAATACGCCTTTGTACGGGAATCGGTTCTCGTAAAAAGCAAGCAGGGTCAACATACGCTGCTTGCCATCGACGATTTCGTAGTAGTTGCCATCGTCGTTTGTGCGATTAAAGGGCAACTGCTTGAAGACGAAACGACCAATTTCGCGTCCTGCGAAGATGCTGTCCAGCAGTTTCTCTCTGTCCTCCTCATCCCAAACAGAACCGCGCTGATAATCGGGTTTGAAATCAACGCCGAACAGGTAATGGAAGCTGAGTAGAGAGTACATGCTACGATTTGAGTAGTGCAGACGGGATAGTGCAGAGTCACGCTTTGCGAAATGCGTGTCTTTGTCGTCATCCAACGGTCGAACACTCGTCCAAGCCCAGCAAGAATATTCGACATTGTTCTTGGTGGTGACGCGGATGAGATACATTGCGCCATCATCCATCACTTCTTCGACAACACAGTTAGGAAGATGTCCAACCTGCACCCTGTCTCCCACAGCAAAATGGTATGTGGGTGTTCCAGAGTTCTTTGCTGCGTTACAGGCTTTCTCGTAAGAGTAGCTATCCTTTACGCGTTCCTGCGGAGTTTTCTCCCGAGCAATTTCTTTAGTACGGCTTTTTGCCATGGTAATGCCTCACTTTCTTTTTTGGCGGTCGTTGAGAAACGTCCCAACCGTCAGTTGTTTTCTTTTTCGTGCCTCTCGTCGTCGCGCAGAAGGTCGTTTGCCACTGCTACGGTATCACAGGTGTAGTAGCGTCCGCAGGTGTATTCGCACTGAGTCAATGTGGCGGAGCAACCGTTGATGCAGCCCATGAAGACATCCTTATTGCCGTTCTCGTCGGTGAAAATGCCGCCGGTCGCGGTGATGCTCTCAACATAGGGCAAGCACGGCTCGTCCGTGTCCTCACTCAAGTTCCAGACAATCTCCCAAAAGCTGATGAAGGTGTCATTGTACAAGAAAGAGGGGCGGTTACCGCTGTCTTTCCGAACCAGTTCTTCAAGGGCATCCCAAGGAACTTCATCTGCAATGAAGATGCCAAATGCGCCACAGGAAAAAACGATTTTTCCAATGTGGCCGCAGATACGGACATAGTCACCCACATGAAGCTCGTTGTCATTGGCATCGATGAAACCTGTGTCGAAGCCTTTCTGTGCCATTTCATTTGCGTTAGTCATTTTAATACACTCCTTTTTGAAATTGACGCAAAAAAGCGGACCTCCCAACATCGGGAAGTCCGCCTTAAAGCGAAATTGTGAATTGTACGAGCGCAGTCAGCGCCTTAGTAGAATGGTATCTATCGTACAATCTCAATTATATCCGACTCGCACGAAGATGCAAATGTTTAATTGCCCTCATGGAAAAATGTATGCGTGAATTCCGGATGCCCAGCAAACACCTTCTCAACGACCTGAGGCAAGTCATGGATATCGTCCAGAATGAGCCGTCCTTGTCTATCGCGATACGGTGCCACTGCTGCGGTTTTCTCTGCAAAATAAGCGTTAAACGCCTCTTCGCTGTCAAATTCCGGCATTAACGCAATTTCCCGGCTGCGGTCCTTCATAATTTGCACCGCCTCGTCAAACGCCGAGAAGCTCGCGTTCTTCGGCAGTCAGTTTATCGAGAACCTTCTGCCTGCGCTTTTCGCGCGATTCCTGCTTGGTGCTGATGATGAAGGTATCGGCGTGGTCGCCATTCCGCACAAAGACGGGACGGTCTTTCAGCATATTCCGCATCGCGTCCAAACGCTCTTCCTTTGTCATGTCATACATGCCGGATGCGCCGTAAATGGAAATGTTGATTTCATCCTTTTTCGGGGTCTTATCATAGGCGGTGGGGTCTACGGCGGTGAAATAGAGGGTGTAATAGTAGCACCTGTCGGCGAGCGCCAACGCGATGGTATCGATATTTCCCTCAAAGACACCAAGGTCGGTGATGGAGCGACCCTCGCAGTCACCCTCCGTGGTGACATGCCAGAATCCGTAGGCTTTGTCGTAAGGTTTGTTGAATTCAATCATTGTAAATCAGGGCAAGGAGACCCGCGACTTTAGGCGTGGGAGGAATTGCCCTTCACATCCTTTCTATTAGATAATTTGTTGCAGGTTCTAATAGCTGCAACTTTTTGAATGAAATACTGTTTGTAACGACAGTGCCATCAAGCTTTCTGAGAGCAAAGCTTCCTGATGCACGACGACCGGAAACGAAGCACTCTTGCCCCTTGTAGAGAACCTTATCCCAAAGACGATAGCCTTCGACAACATAAGGCATTTGGCTTCTTTTGCGAATGCTACCTTTTGAGAAGTTTGCTTTATGGGTTTGACGATTGTGATGCCTTATAGCTTTTGTGCGATAGCAAACACTGCATGGTTCAGCAAATGGATGCTTGCTGATACAACGGGCATCGTTTACATGGCTTTTCTTGATGTCATTTTTCTCTCGCAGATTCAACCGTAATGTGATTTCCTTCTTGCCCTTTTTCAACTTCTTTTGGAAGCAGTTTGCCATCCATATCGAAAGCTTCGACAAGACAAATTCCGTTTTTTTGCAAACTTGAAGCAAGTCTTTGAATGTTGCAATACAGCTTACACCGGGGATTGCTACAAACAAATCACCAGACAGATGACTTGCAACAGATGCTTTCAAACCACCTTCTGTAATAAAGATAGTCTTTTCATCTTTTAAAGGTCTGCTCCAAAACAGTGCTGTATTTTTAGCGGAAGAACCGTTAGGATATCCGGCAGATGTTGCCCAACGGTATCGTTGCTGTTTAAGCTCTGATGCTTCTTTCCATTTTTACTCTCCTTGATTTTTGGCTGAAACAACTTGAAATCGCAGTTTTAGTTAATATCCCAAATATTCGGGTTATCGTACTTGTTAAAGAACTGCATAAATTTGTCTTCCGGCATCTGAGCCTCAGCTTTGTCTAGCATATCGCAAATCTCGGTCTGGTTTGTATTCCCATTCAAGACCTTAACATAGGTAGCACTTCCGGGATTGGCTCCGATAAAATCAGCAATTGCTGTACGGTTGTGTTCGATGGAATTTTTTAGTTCCCACCAACGCCAAGAACGGATGCACTGAGTCAGCGACATTCCATCCACTGCTTCCCAGTAATCGCCGCTTTTTTCGACGGCACTGTACTCTTCAATAGGATTCATTCCACCATCTTGGAGTGCTTCATCAATCATTTCAAGAATCTGGAACGGATAGAGTTTTCCATCAACCTCAACTTCTGCATAATCTAGGTCTTCGTATACCTCAAAGAGAGTGGCTTCTTCGTCACTATCAAAGGAAAAATCATCATCCTCGACTAATTCCTTCACGAGCTGCGTTTTTCCACTGATGTCAAAGACTTCATGCGTCTGTTTGTTTACTTTGCAGGGCAAAGTGTGAATACCATCGGAAAAGTGATACTTAACCATTGCATTAACGATATTAGAATTATTAACCATTTTGTCTGTTCTCCTTAATTTTTTATTTTTTTCACCATTGCGTTTTAATCAAAAGCGTGAAGAAGCAAATACTCCTTCTTTTTGACTGTGTTTGGATTCATATAATTGCGTGACATCAAAGGAGGAATTTCTCGTTCCTCTTGTATAACATCTCCAAACAAAGTCATTTGCCCCGCGATGGGAATATTTTTGTTAGCTTTGCTTCTTTTCTTTCGAAGCCAGATAATATCTGACCTCAGCATATTGAGGACAACGCCATCTGAAACGAAAGATGTTCCATTGCTCCCTTTCAGATATATAGTGTCCCATTTTTTGAAGCACTTTTCGATTTCCTTTTGTAACTGATTAAAATCTGTCACATCTGAGTAATCTCTGCGCATTTTCTTACCCTCTGTATGGGATATTGATAATTTTGAACACCGATTCTTCTTTTTTTGGCACAGGCGGAAGCGGAATCTGAATATCATCATCTTTTTCTACCTTCTTCGGAGTCATAATAGGAACCATAACATGAGCAGACTTTGCAGGCTTTACATCGTCTACCCAGTGCGTGACACCGCCAATTTTGGATTGCGCATACAGATAGTCATCAATTCCTTTGTACTCAGGGTCCCAAGTCCACGGAATCATTTCAACTCCTTCTTCTTTGGCACTGTTGTACATTTTGGCAATAGCATCTTTGACACTCTGCTTTACGACTCGATTTTCACCAGAAGGAGCATTTTTGTGATATAGCCATAAGCCCTTGGACAGGGATAGGCAGTTCCTCGCGTAATCGAGCCATTAAGGTTTTGCGCATAATGCCCATAAAAGCGGCATCTCGCAGCGGCTTGCCGCGTTTCTCGCCATCAAGAGATACTTTTCCCTTGTGAAGCGCACCATGGCAAGTAGTACACAAAGTAATAAGATTACTTGGCGCATTCCCGCCTACCTTACGGCTTTCGAGATGATGTACATGCAGCTTGACAGACTTCTTTGCGGTAGTATGTGCTCCGCAACACTGGCAGCTATAGTTGTCACGCTTTAATACATGAGTTCAAAAGTTTCAGGCGAAACGGTGAAAAGGCTGTCTTTCTTGCCCTCCACCAGATATTCGTAGGGCTTGATGCGCAGTACAATCATGCCAAAGCTGCGAATGATGATGTTGTCGCTGGCGTCGTTACGGACAATGTTATCTGCCTTCCAGCCAATACCGGGATTTTCGGCAATCAGCTTCTTGATGCCCTCGAAGCTCTGCGCGTTTTCGGGGTCCCACTGGACCGCACGGATGCTGTTCCTTTTGTGATAATTAGCCATTGTGATTTCTCCTTTTTTGGTGTTATTTATTTTCGAAAAATGCAAGCATAGCCGTATTAACTGCCTGCGCATACCGCGTTTCAGGATGCCGTGCAGCAAAACTTTCTTTCGCAAAGAGATTGTTTGCGGAATGTACCGAATACCTTGTACCCTTCAATTTTAACTGCCAAGCCAGCTGGTTCGTGTCACGTTTATGAGCATCGGTAATGCTTGTGACGAGTAAACACGGAGGCAGCATCTTGGCGTAAGTCTTAGGTGACAGGCACTCAGCGTAGCTGGTCTTCTTCCAATCCTTTTCGATGAGATAAGGCGCGATAGCGTTCATCTTTCTGCTGGAAAGGTCAAGAATACCATTCTGCAAGCAGACAGCCTTGAACGTGAGTTTTGCTTCCTGCGGTACATCAAACGGAAGTTCATCTTCGAGATGCTGCATGGATACAGGGTTCCAGAGAAGAGCGTATACGAGGCAAGCCAGTGCAGCACCTGCACCGTCACCTACCAGATACATTCTGGACATATCTGCGCCATACCGTTCTGCACAGCGGTGGATGACAACGAACGCCTTCAAAAGGTCGCCGAGTTGCCCGAACAGATTCGTTTCGGGAACCGGGGTGTATTCCGGAATAAAGGTCAGATAGCCATGCTCCGCACACCACGTTCCGAAATTCCGGTTCAGGGCACTGCGTCCTGCAACGAAATCGCCGCCGTAGATGTCGATGATGACAGGGAATTTCTTGTCGTCTCCTTCTTTGTGCTTCGGAACATACGCAGAGATGGGCAGGCACTCATCACTTCTTTTCGTGATGATGTGATGTGTGACCTGCGTCTCGCTGCAAACTCCGATTGCGGTGGTATTGGGTTTCGGTTGCTTGCTTATGATTTTCTGCAAGGAGCGCTCCTTGCAAAGTGCGTAACGGTTGATATTCAAATTTCTTCCTCCTCGTTCTCGCCGCAGTCAAAAGGAGAGTCTTTCCAGTCCCTTTCAACGGTAACTCCGTAAGCCTTTTTGTACTGCTCCTCGAATCTCTGCAGGACTGCATCGTACTGACTCTGCGTCATAACAATATCGAGTCCTAGGTCGTCATCGTCGTTAGAGTTGTCGTAGTGGTACAGCCGCATTTCAAATTGTCTGCCGAAAACATCCTTGTTCGGATACCAGCATGAATACAAAATTACATAGTCGTCAGCACTTCTTTTGCAGACATTGAGTCCAAACACTTTGTCGATGTCGAACTGTATGGGAATGAGAATGCTGATATAGTTGGCATCAAATGTCCGCATATCGTATTCGTAGATAACGAAGCGAAGGAACTCATCGAGGTCTTTGATGGTTACTTGACCCTGTTTCTTCACAGAGTCGATAATTTTTTTGTGTGCCATGATTTTTCCTTATCTTATCGTGCTTAGCAGTAAAAGAACGCCAGCATCTCATCGTTTGCCATCTGCCCCCATGCCGTTTCCGGATGAAGTGCGGCAAAAGCGTGGTCGGCTTCTTTTACATTGCAGAATACGAATTGATGGTACTGGTGGTTGGTTTTCAGCAGCTTCACATAACGTTTTGTCTGTCCTTTCAGGAAATCTCCTTTTCCGGAACAAAGAAAGCACGGCGGCAGCAGCTTGCAATAGTATTCGGGACGAATATTGGAAGCGTACTTCTCTTTGCGCCATCCCTTCTGCATGTAGTTGTCCGCCAGCAATCCAACCTGACCTTTGTAAAGGTAGAACATCCCACTCTGAAAACCCATGGCAGTCACGCGGAGAGCCTGAACCTTTTGCGGGATATACCTTTCAAGGCGGCGGATGACCGGCTGCATCTCGGCAGGATGGTGTAGTGAAGCAACGGCCATAGAGGCCAAGAAAGCACCGGCACTGTCTGCGGTAACGAAGAGTTTTTCGATGTTGCCGCCGAACTCTGCCGCTTTCGCTTCAATGACTGCGAGCGCATCGAGAATATCCGAGATTTGTCCGAAGATATCCGTTTCGGGAACCAGACGGTAATCGGGGATAAAAACGATATAGCCTCTTCTTGCCAGTTGGATACCAAGATTCCTGTTCTGTTCTTTGCGGCCGGCAATCAAGCCCCCGCTATGAACATCCAGGATGATGGGTAGTGGTTCTTTGACCTCTCCGACTGGTTTGTAGACATCCATAGAAAGTCCTAAACATTTTCGAACCGGGATGGTAACAATATCGACAAGGCCGCTGTTGTGCATATGCGGCTGGCTGCGAATGATTTGTTCGACATGGATGCGCTCCTTTACGGAAGCACGAGTAATGATATTCAAAAAAATCAACTCCTTTAACAAAAAACGCGGCTGCTGCTCTTCTTGAACAGCAGCCGTATTTGGTGAAATCAACGGAACTCGAATGTGTATTCGGTCCCGGTAACGGTTGAGACGAAAATGTTCACGCCAATCACGCCGAGGCGCTTTGTCGTGGCAGTCGTAAAAGAGCGAGCGTTCTCATTTGACCCCACGACAAACCGAAGAGGCTCGCCGTTTACGACATGCAAGGCACCCTTGCAGCCGATAAGAGACTTGACTCTTTCGTCGTTGCTATTGGTGGCGGTTAAAATACACCCTTCCCGAATTCGCATTTGTAAATTCCTCCTTAATCAGAAATCTCAAGCCGAAGCTTGCGGGTACTGGTCAAGAACATCGTTGAATCGGGAATCTAGGTGCCGGTCATTTTCGTCACGGGCGGGATAACTGAACGCGTTCTCGTCTGCAGCAGCATCCGTGAATCCGTCCATCATGGTCAGGATACCCTCCATCCAGGCAGCGGCTCTGCCAAACATACCGTTTTCCTGTTCCTTGTTGCGGTGTAGGTAATCGGTAAGGCTTTCAAGAGCCATCTTCTGCTGATAGAAGGTATCCCAGTTAATGTCTTTGATAGTGTCGAGGTAAGCGTTATCGTCCATTTTGAACAAACTCCTTAAAAAATAAATTTACGATGCATACACCGAAAGGCTCCTGCAATCAAATTCCAAAACAAAAAGGCAGGCTCTCCATGTGACTGGAAAGTCTGCCTTAACGGTTCAGAACTGTGAATGTGTGAATTACCTTTCGGTTGGTATCCATCGTACATTTTTCATTGTATGCGGTTCGCACATTCGCGCAAGGGCTTAAAGGTGAAATCTGAGAAAATTATTGGACAGTGACAGAAGAATTTACAGCCTCAGACGATGAATCGGTGCTCTCACTCGCGGCTGCATCAGAATTCGCAGCGTTTTCATCATCAGATGCAGCACCGGACTCGGTTGCTGTATCAGATTCCGGAACAGCGGCAGCGTCCTCAGCAGGTGCGCCGGGCATAGTCGCATACAGACCCGTCAGACGGACAGGCGCGTCACCGTAGCCAAGATACCCCCAGAAAGTATCAGTGCTGGCTTCATTGATGTACTCGGTGCCCTGCAATACCGGGAACTCATAGATATCGGTGATAGCCGTGCCCTTCACATCGGCACTGTCAAACTGGTCGCTGCAGGATGCCACAACGGTGCAGTCCTCGTAGTTCCAGACGAGGTAGAAGGACTTGGTACCGGTCTCTTTGTTGTACTCCGCGTCACGGAACTCATCAAAGGAAGTATACTGCGTGCCGGTCGGGCTGTTCTTCCAATAAAGGCCATTCGGGGTACCGAATACCGCATAGAGGGCGTTGAACTTCTCCTCGGGCGTGCCGTCAACAGGAAAATCCTTCAGAGCGGAAGGCTTCATCGTCGAATAGAAAAGGCCATTCTCAAAGGCGTTCCCGATAGTCATGCCGTCAGAAGCAGCCGTGGTGCTGTCCATGACATTCGATACCGGACCACCATTGAAGCCAATCTGGTAGTAGTTGGCGGATTCCCCATTCTCACCCTCGGTACAGACACAGAAATCCGAGATATCTTTTTCCAGACCTTCTCCGGTCACGGCATCCTCAATACTGTCGATGACCGTTTCCCCCGTTTCCAGAACGGACAATTTCAGGTATCCGGAAATCGGCATCTCGTTCAAATCCTTCACGGACACGCTCTTGATTTGTGTAGAGCTGCCGGATGCAGAGGAATAGAGTCCTGAAACGAATGCGCCATCCTCATAGGTCAGAGGATTTACACCCAAAGGCAACCCATCCGTCCATGTCATATCGGGCTTATCCAGAGTTCCTACAGCGAACTCTGGAAGATTGTCAAGCAATGACCATGCATTGATGGGCTCTGGCGTAGGTGCAGGAGTCGGTGCCGGTGTGGCAGTGGGCTGTGCGGCGGCGATAGCCGCTGCCTCAGAAGCCGCTTTCCGGTTCTGAATCTCCTGAGATGCACAGCCGGTAAACATCACTGCGGATGCCATCATGACAGCTGCGGCGAATAGAATTTTCTTGTGTTGCATACTGTTTTTGCACTGTCTTATTATTTAGGCAGTGCTTTGCCTCCTTTTACATATCGTTTGTGCTGAATATGACCAATGACCGCAAGCCCCAAAAAGCCAACGGCAATGAGCATCGAACTGCCTCCGAGAAGAAACGCGCAATAACCGGCTACATCGCGCCACTGTGCGGCTTTTGCGAGCGTGCAGATGACGCAGGCAATAAAGCAAAGCCAGCCAAAGAGATAGCCAGCCATTCCGATGGTAGCTATCTTCCCTAATACGGATTCTAAAATCTTCAAAGCAACCACATCCTTCCTACGAGTTTAATTTTATGCGATTCGCAAGTATTGGCAACAGGAAAATATCGTTATAAAAAGAAAAAGCTGCCCAACCGAAGTTGGACAGCGAAAATGCTATTGAATTTTACTGTTTTTTGTTTTGTTCTGCTCTTCTGCGCTCGCGTTCCTCGTACTCCTTCTTCTGATACTTCAAGCGTTCGTTCAGCAGAAAGGAGTTTTCATCGCGGGTCATGGTGAGTTTGGCTCTGTACACGATATAAATGACGATAAGTGCCAAAATGCCGTAGGTGAAGATGAGACTCAGAAGATTGCCAACAACCGTTACGATAATAGGCGAAATGAGATGGAGAATACCAATGACGAGCAGGAACATGCCACCAAAGACGATGACTCTTGCAGCGGTCTGAACGGCAGGCGGGTAGCCATCAAGAAAAGTGGATATAGTATCGTTGATTTTCGTGAAAATATCATTTCTCTTTTTGCCATTGCTATTATTATTTTCAGCCATACCGGACCCTCCTTTTTATGCCCATTATAGCACGTATTTGAACAAAATGCTATACCTCGCATTATATTGTGGGAGAACAGGAAGCACTTTGTTTGTCAGATGACAACAAAAAAAGCCGCCACCCCAAAGGGCAACGGCTAAGTGTGTTGGTGTGATTAGCGAGGCAGGTTCTTGTCTACCACGATTTCGAGGTTGTAGTGAGGCAGTTTCGCAACATCACCCTTCGCAACCTTGAGAGCCGCCTTCATCTTGTCATCAGGCATGGACTGGATAAGGCTGTTCAGTTCCTCACAGGTGTGGCTGAGCATCGGACCGCGACTGGTGGTGAACATCGTAGCGGAAACCGGCTGGCAACCCTGAGAGACCATACCGTCCCAATGCGTGCGCAGTTCAGCAACAGACTTCATGTTAGCAGCAGTGCTCATGAAATCATAGATGTTGCAGTGGTTCTCGTCGATGTATTCAAGGACATCGATGCGAGTGCGGTTCGCATATACAGGGAACTGGAGCTCGACCTTGTTGCCGGTGTTGTTCATGATACGCTCAGCAAACTGCTTGGCGTACTCCACGAGGGGGCAGGTCTTGTCTTCCACGACAGGAACAGCATCCTTCACAGCATCGAAGATGGCACGCCAGCCCTCATCGCTCAAATCGATGTTGGACTTGTTTGCGAGGGTGTTCAGGAACCCACGCGGCAGGTCAGAGATATCGATGGCGATGGTGCCGGTGAACAGGTTGAAGGAAGGATGACGAGCACGGTCCCAGATGGTATCCAACTGTGCGGTAGCGATAACGCGGTCGCCGAGCTGGATATCCACACCTTGGGTGCTCATATTTCCCTGATAATAGTGCTTCAGGGCGTAACCACCGGTCACTGCACGAGTCTGAGTAGCGGCTGCGTTGAGCAGACCGACCTCAACGGAAACAGGGATATCGTGACCATTGTAGTTCACGCTCAGATGATGCGTCCCGGTCACAGCCTTGTAGCGCTGGAAGATAGGCTTGACGAAAACATCGCAAGTCTTGCCGTTCGCCATCTGATAGTCGGGAATCAGGATACGGGCGGGAGCGGCACCGGAATCATCGGGCTTGAGGTAGTTGCGATACTTGACGCCGAAATGCTCCGCAATGGAACGGCGCAGCACATTGAGGCTGGAAACCTTGCTCGGAGCGCAGCTACCATTCTGGGTCAGCATAGTGCTTGCGGTGCTCTTGTCCATCTCCACATAGATGATGGTGGAGGGAGCGCCGAGAGGCTTGTAAGCATCACGCATGACGATGTCGGCAAGAGGGATATCCTGCTGTTCAACAATCTTCATCTTGGTGTCGAAGGGGCCGTCAACGAGGTGGTAGGAATCTTCTTCCGGCTTCTTGGTGGCGATGAACCACGGATACTTGTTCCGGGTAGCGACCAGCAGGAAGTTGTTGAGACCTACGCCGTGGATGCACAGAGGACCCTCATCGGTGTGACGAGAGCCAAACTGCAGGCTTTCGCTCACCTCGTTGATGTCCATACCGTTGCCCCAGTCGGCAGTAACCATGCCGATTAGGTCCTTCTCGGAGCCTGGTACGAACGCAACCAGAGCGTTTACAGGGCCGGTGCTGTTCGACAGGATGTTGTCCATGGGCTCGCAAGCGGCGCTGTGCATCGGGAGAAACTGGTTGGAAACGGCATTGAAGTAGTTCTTGGTAATACCAACATTGAGAATATGTGCCTTCATAGTATACCCCGTATCGTGGGGCCAACGTGCTGCTCTTGAAATCATCTCCACAGCAGGTAGAGCCCCAAGATAGGGGGTTATTGTTATTTGTTTGTGTGTTTGTCTGTTATTACAGGAAGCAGACAAGCGTAAAAGATTGCTATCGCAAGTATCGCAATTACAATCACGATAATTACGGGGACTGGGATTTGTTCGATGAGCGCAAGTATCACGCGTTTTAACAGCAGCTAGAGAAGACGACGTAGCATCTTATGATTGCTGAAAAAAGCGCTTACTTGCTAAAACATCTTCTTGAAATATGTCATGATAATTCTCCTTTTTTGATTGATATTCGTTTTATGCTAACGCACTTTATCGTTGTACCCACGGCTGGAACATGTATAAAAGATGCTCTAACGCGGCGTTCGCGGCTGGGATATGTATAAAGGATGCTTTGCTGTATTTGCAGCAAAACAACGATTTTCGCATTAACGCAGCGTGTACGTCCCGCTTTTTAGGCAGGAAATCTATTATAATCACCGTATCGTGGTGTACTACGATGCAGGAATGTTCCCGCATGACCAAAAACAGATAGTCCGCAAAAACCTCCAAAAGAAAAAGGACAGACACCCATGACGAGTGTCTGTCCTTTTCAAGAAAAGAGGATTGTGAATATGGCTATTGTTGCACTACCTATACAGGTAATGATACTGGTATCTTTGGTACGATTATTATTCTATGCCGTTCGCAAGCGCTGTCAACACTAATTTCTGATTTTTCCAAGCAAAAAGCCAACTGTGTGTCAGATAGTTTTTCTGTTATTCGTTGATGTTTTTCTGGTTGTGGTGAAGGGCACCACGGACAAATTGGTTCCAGCGAGCATGGTACAGGACGAACCCGTCCTCGAACTCCACCGTGATGTTGTTGACACCATGATAAGCAATACAGGTGGCTTTGCTGCCATTTTTCATCGTCATCGTAGTGCCAACAGATTTCACATAATCGTGCTCATCCTTGCGAGCTGCACTGATAGTACGCATCCGCATTTTGCAGTCGGGACAGCAGGTAGCACCGGATGCAATAGCCCGCGTCATGGCGCGAACGCTTGTCACGAACTCTTTTTTGCAATCCGGGCATACGAAGATAGCTCTTCTTTCCGAACGAGCGGAAATTTCGCTGGGAGTGTAATCGTTCTTGTCGCTCCACATAGGAACAACCTTAGGACACTGGGTAGCCAAATCATTGATACCAGAAACAACCTTGCGACCTGCGCAAACAGGGCAACCTGTGCTGCCATTTTGTACGGTATGAACTACATTGCAGATAGAAGCTTCAAACTCCTGCTTACAATCTGGGCATACGAACCACGCTTTCTTGTTATTGCCTGCAGATGCTTCGCTGGGGGTGTATGTGTTCTTTGCACTCCACATAGCGAAAATCTTAGGACACTTGGTAGCCAAATCATTGATGCCAGGGACGACCTTGATACCTGCACAAACAGGGCAACCGGTATTACCACGCATCAAGGACCTTGCGATATGGAAAGCACGGGCTTCAAACTCCTGCTTACAATCGGGGCATACGAACCACGCTTTCTTGTTGCTGCCTACAGATACTTCGCTAGGGGTGTATGTGTTCTTGGAACTCCACATAGCGGAAATCTTAGGACACTTGGTAGCCAAATCGTTGACGCCGGAAATGACATTCTTGGAATTGATAGTGTTAGTATTCATGGTAAACTCTCTTTCTCCTCGTATTTTCGAGGCTTGTAATAAATAAAAATGAGCGACTTGTAGTCACAATGTCTTAAACTTATGGCAGCAACGCATCATGGTGCGGATACGAACCAAGTCAATCTCGATTGCCAATGCGTTGATGGCTTCGAGCAGTGCATAGACAGCCATTGCGGGAATCGCTACAAGTAAAATAATGATGGATTTAATGGCTTTCATTTCAGACTCTCTTTCTCCGCATTTGCGCGGTCTTGCAACAAAAAAAGACAGGTCACCCGGTTGGTGCCTGTCTGAATTTTGTCAGGTTGTAAATGGTTGGTCGTGGTTTGGTATCTATTGTACAATACTCATTCTATACTGTTCGCAAACGCCGTCAAGACAACATTTCAAAAGAAAAAGCCGCCCCACCCTGAGAGGTGGAACGGCTGATGAGATTAGTGCTTGATGTAAAGCGAGGTGTCCCTGAACGGATTCAGGATACCAGGCTTATACTTGGTGCTGACATAATCAGCAATCTGAGTATCCGTCATACCGTTAAGCACATCGAGCCAGCATTCAGCGTTGATAGCCATGAGTCCGCCCATACCAAGTGCATTGTCGCAGCGTCTCATATCCTCTGCGAACGCCTCATGGTATGCGCAAGGCTCAGCAGCATGGATAAACCGATTGGTGTCGTACATAGTGCCACCTCACGCGTTTACCATGGCTTTAAGCCCTGCTTCGTCCAGAACGGGAATTCCCAGAGTGTTGGCCTTATCGAGCTTAGAGCCTGCTGCTTCACCGGCGACCAGATAGCTGGTCTTCTTGGATACGCTGCCGGTCACCTTACCGCCGTGCGCCTCGATAAAGGTCTTGGCCTCTTCACGGCTCATTGTGGGCAGGGTTCCGGTAATCACAAAGGTCTTACCAGCAAGCGATACAGCATCCTCAGCGGAACCGCTCGCGGATGCATTCGGTGCATGGTAATCGAGATTGACGCCAGCCTTGTACAGGGCCGTGACCTCCTGCTTGAACATAGGGTCAGAGAGCATAGCGTCCAGAGCGGCATAGATGGCATCAGAGAAACCGGGGATGTTACAATCCTTAATGTTATCCACATACAAGGCAGACAAACCGAGCAGGTTTCCGTCCGTTGCCTTGCACTGGGTAAACAGGGCGCGAGCAACATGACCGCCAATAAGACGATAGCCGAGACCTTTAAGAACACGGTCTGCGTTCTGGGTCTTGGAGTTCTCGATGGCTGCGAGCAGCTTCTTAGCCGTCTTTTCACCGTACATGTCGATGAGTTCGGATTCTTCCTCATAAAGCCAGTACAGGTCTACGGGGTTGGAGATGAACCGACTATCGACCAGGTCCTGAATGATTTGAGGACCAAGACCCTTGATATCCATGCACGCTTTGGATGCAAAATGGATGATGCGGTTGACCGTTTTAGCGGGGCAGGAATCGTTCGTGCAATACAGGTCCACAGACCCGTTCACGGAAGCGATAGGCTCGCCACAGACAGGGCAAACCTGACTGGACATGTCATAGGGCACAGCATCTGCCGGACGTTTCTCCTTCTCGACCATGGTAATCTTCGGGATGATGTCACCGGACTTGTGCAGAACAATGGTGTCACCGATACGGATGTCAAGATTTTTGATGAAATCCGCGTTGTTCAGAGTAGCACGTTCAACACGGGTTCCGGCCAACTGTACCGGGTCGAATTCCGCCACAGGAGTGACGCGGCCGGTACGACCCGTCTGCAACACGATACGGCGAAGAACCGTAGCCTTCTCCTCAGCGGGATATTTGAAAGCAATAGCCCACTTAGGAGTTTTGGTCCGCTCACCCATCTTCTTGCGGATGTCGATTTCATCCACCTTGATGACAGCGCCATCAATGGGATAATCGATATCATACCGATGCTCCCCGATATCGCGGATAGCGGCGAGGATACTGTCGGTATCATTGCAATGCGCGTAGTAGGTGGTCTTGAAATCGCAAACATCGCGCAGATAGCAAAGCTGGTCGCAGTGAGAGTCAGCAAACTCAGAGGAATCCTCCCCGTCATTGACACTCTGCACATTGAAGATGAACACTTTCAGATTCCGCTCCTTTGCGACAGCCGGGTCCGATTGACGCAGCGTACCGGCAGCGCAGTTACGGGGATTGGCGAACAGCTTCTTCCCTGCTGCTTCCTGCTTGGCGTTGGTTGCTTCAAAGTCCTCTTCGCTCATATAGCACTCGCCGCGCAATTCGATTTTCCAGACACCTTCCGGCATCTGGATATTGACAGGGATGCCAAGAACCTTGACATTGTCGGTAACATCCTCACCGACATGACCGTCGCCGCGAGTGGACGCCTGTACGAGCCGCAGCTTTCCGTCAGAACCGGCAGGCTTAGCGTACACCAGAGATAGGCTCAGGCCGTCAATTTTGCGCTCAATAGAGAAGGTGGCATCAGGATATTCCTTCTCTACAGAAGCCGTGAAATCGCGCACCTCATCGTCTGAGAAGACATCCAGAAGCGAAAGCATCGGGACACGGTGTTCAACCGGAATGCCGATAACGCGCTTGCCGCCGACCACCTGTGTGGGGCTGTCGGAGGTGACGAGTTCCGGATGCGCGGCTTCGAGGTCACGAATCTCGTGCATCGCACGGTCGTACTCCTCATCCGTTACGACAGGAGCATCCTGCTCGTAGTAAGCTGCGCTCCAGCGCTTGACCTTCTCGCAGAGTTCATTGTAGGTATTGATATATTCAGTCATTGTAGTTCAGTTCCTTTCAGTGCAGCCGCCATAGTATCTATCATACAATACATTTGGCGGCATTAGCAATATCGAACATCAGAAAAAGCAAGCCACAAAATGTGCTGAGACATGCTTTGCATTTACTTTCTCTTCACCTTATCGTATTTCACGCCGAGAATCTCAGCGGCAGCGTTAAGGGTTTCGAGAGAAATATTGTTAAAGTCATTTTGTGCTGCCATATACAGCGCTTTTGTGCATCTGACGGCGTCACAAATATCGTAGATGGTATCCTTGTTTTCGAAAATCAGCAAATACTGCTCATAGCCGACTGTGGTATCTTCTCGATACTCGACACCGTTGGCATCGAACTCATATAAGCGGTTTGCGGTTCCGGAAGTCGGGATGCATTCAAAACGGTTGGTATCAGAATCCGTGTGTGTGACCACCATTTTGCGAATCGTCTCGGGATAAGGAACCCCAAAGCGAAACTCGACCATCCAGAGATAATCGCCTGCCTTAACAGAAAGCATTTCAAATCTTCCTTTCAGTGTTAATTTTTATTGTTTATTCGTACCCTTCAAAGCTTCGATGGCAATCTCAAATTTTCAGTTCGAGCGCAACTTTTTCTTCTGCGCTCTTATCGTTCATCCCATCGACGAGAACGTAAATGTCTACGTTCCTTAAAACAAGTCCTTTCGCTTGCCAGTCGGTTTTTTTGCGAATCTTTTCTGGCAAAAGACGAAGTGCCTGCTTTTTGAGGTTGTCGATTTTTTCTTCTGTTGCGTACATCTCTTGGCTGAAGGTAAATTCTGCAGTTTGGTATGTTGTAGTCCATGCACGAACCTTTACCGTTACTGTGCTTTCCGAAACGTTGTAGTCTTTAAATGGGATTAAAGACTCACTCAGTTCCCCAATTCTCGCATTGAAGAAATTGGTTATACGAGCGAGTTCCTTTTGGTAGATTACCTTTGCTTGTCGCACCTGTTCACGGTAGCATTTTACGCAGTCTTCAACCGTGTAGAAGATGTTTACAGACTCACCCGTGTATCCCCGATAGCCTGTATTATCCATTGGAGCAATTACCTTGGACATAATATGACCGTTCTTTACAGGTCGGAAATAAATAGGAGAATAATAAATAATCTTATTCGTCTCCTTGGCATCCGTTACCACCACCGGAGTGGGCTCAATTCCACGAATTGGCTTTTTGGTCGGGTCTGCGTTTGCTCGATAGTCGCAAATCCAAACCATCTTTCCCGTAATGTTTTCCAGCCCTTCTGCGTAATCAAAATCCGCAAGAGATTTCGTCTTTTGAGGTCCTAATGCACGGTTATTTCGCCAAAGGGTTACATTGTTATTTTGTAGATATTCTTCGAGTTCCATTTTTTCACCTTTTTCCTTTCAGAGCTTCGATAACCAATTCTTCGTAGTCCTCGATGGCGTAATAGATTTCAGAAAACCCATTTGCATGACCACGCTCATACGCCTTTTCCCAGACCATTTCTGCCGTCTCTTGACTGATAAGAACAGAGGAAGCGCTTTTTACATCCATCTGAATAAGGGCAAGAATGTCAACCATGACATCCGAAATAGCTTTGTTGCGGTCTGTCACAAGTTTGGTTACTTCATCGTTCCATTGCTGCTGAAGCTGCCGCACCTTCTTTTTATTCCAATCGAGGGAATGTGCGCTGCTGATGATATCACCGGTTTTAGGACGCTTGGTTTTAGGGGTTATGCGCATATTCCAAGCAGCTTCCATGCGAATCTGAAGATTTTTCCAACTACTGTCCATGTTTCGTTTCCTTTCTATGTGTTTTTTTACATCAGAATTTGAAGTCCTGACACACTTCGATGCTGTTTTTGTCATAGCCGACAGCGTACAGTTCATTGAGCAGCGGCGTATACTCCTCGACCGTTGCAGGAACGCCTGTCTTCAGATACCCGTAAGACGCATTCACATGCTGCCCATTGTGGACATACGCATCGAAATACAGGTTTGGGTCCTTCAATTTGAGTCTTTTGCAAAACTCGAGGGTTCCCGGTATCTTGTCAAGAAACACACAGGTGAGTTCGGAACCGGCTTCTGGATTGAGTTCGTCGGTACAGTTAAGAAAAGCTACTTTCATTTTCGTTCTCCTTTTTTGAGCGCAAAAAGGCGGGCCTCCCAAAATCGGGAAGTCCGCCTTAAAGCAAAATTGTGAATTGTACGAACGCAGTTAGCGTCTTAGTAGATGGTATCTATCGTACAATTCTTATTTTATTCGGTTCGCATATCGCGTCAACAATTATGTTCAAGGGGCTGAAATTATAGCGGAAAACGACCGTATAAAAGCGGACCTCCCGCTTCGGAAAGTCCGCTATAGCCGCAATTATCTGATTTTACTGAGCCTGGTTATCGGTCGGCTGCTGCGGTGCAGCGGGCTGCTGAGGCTGAACCGGCGCGGCAGGCTGCTTGGGCTGTGCAGGAGCCTGATAGGTCATGTTGGGGTTCTGGGTCTGTTCCTGAGTCGGCTGCTGGTACTGAGGCTGAGCCTGAGCAGGATGCGCAGCCTTGTAGGTATCATACTTCTGCTTCATCTGGTCGTAAGAATAGCCATCCTGCGGGATACCGAAGTACCGGCACTGACCGAATGCCAGAATCATGTTGAAGATGGGGTTCAGGAAGAACAGGCCAATGGTGAAGCCAATCCCCTGCCCAAACGCGACACTCTGTTTGTACAGGGTTACGATGTTGATGATGACGCCAACGATGACCAGCAGCGTGCCGAGCAGCGGGATGCCGCCAAGTACAGTGCAGACGATGGGGACAAAGAACAGCCAGCCGTTGCCCCAGAAGATTTTGTACCGGATGTAGCTGTTGTAAAACGGGACGATGGACGCCCATCCGGGTTGACCGGCCTTTTCGAAGATTTTCCAGCCAGCCACAATGTTGAGAACGAAGAATGCCAGGATGATGAGCCAAAATCCAGCAAAGATGCTGAGAAGTGCATTGAGGGCCGCCGCCTCTGAACCGTAAGACATAATGATTCCTCCTAAAAATACTTTATATTATAAAGCCAATCGGCCTTATTCCTTTTCCTGCACGGCTTTGCGTGCCGCTTTTTCTTTCGACAGTGCTGCGAGTTTCTTGCCGCTTTCGACCAGGATTGCTCGGCGTTCTTCAGAGATAAACATGGGAGGACGAATTTTTACCCACTTTTTCGGAAATTCCGCTTCTACGCAATCTTCTTTGTCGATGGTCAGCTTCACCTCATCGGGATGCTCTGTTGCAAGTTTTCGCAACTCGTTCATCCGCGAATAATTTCGCGTATAGTACGAGCAGGTTTTCTCTGCATCGCAGAAATTGATGATGGTCTCGCGCTCGTAGGCACCATCGGCGCTTTGAGGCGTTTGGTTGATGGGACGCATTTTTTCATCTCCTTTCAGTCGAACAACACTGCCTTCTTCGATGGTCCGTCCGGCGTGAGGCTGCACGCATAAGCCCAACGCGGAAGCATAATACGACCGCGAACGCTAACAACGGTCATTTCCCGCGCCGTGGCTTGTTCGAATTCCGATGCGTCCAAAGCATTCCGGGTCAGCAGAATGGCGTCGTCCGGCATATCGTTGAGCATCATTTTCAGTTCTTTAACTGTCATAGATTGTCTCCTTTTGCATGACCTCATCCAGCGCCTCTAGGAACAAGACAGATTCGGTGTTCTGCGTCCCAGCTGCAACGATACCGGAAATCTCGTTCGGCTCGATGAGGAAAACGCTGTCACCGTCAATGAATCCTTGCGGCCATGGCGCAGCATAATAGGCGTAGGGCACGATGTCGGTTGCATAACCGATAATTATATATTTCTGGTCGGCGTCCTGCCGAACCTTAACGATTGTCCCGAGTGAAAACGCGGATTTGAGTGTAGGCGTTGCTGTAACAGGCATTTCTCTTTTAATTTTCAATGATGAAAACACCTCCCTAAACACCAGTCTATGCGGTTCGCAAGAATGTGCAACGAAAAAAGGCACAAAAAAAGGAGCTGCCCGAAGGCAACTCCCTGTCATACATAAATTTGCTGTAGCAAAAGCGAACTCAGCGATTCTGAGCGACCTCGACATTGAAGTCAAACAGTTCCTTGCTGGTCGAGCACCGGGAAGAAAACTCTCCGTCACGGTTCTGGATGACATCGGATGCCGGGACAGGCTTTCCGAAACCGTCGTCCACAAACACAGGATGCTTGCTGTCATCATTGTCAGAACGGGGCGAGAAGCTTGCGGCTGCGAACCAGTCTTCCTCATCGCTGCCCTGCTCGTCATACAGACGGCAGAACGGAGCGGGGATTTCGGGCGTCGGAAGCTGGAACATTGCTGCCTGCATTTCCTTGCCGCCATTCTTCACATTTACATCGATAAGGGGGCAAATCGTATCGCCTGCGCACTCCCACTTGGTATAGGACTGAGCGGCAATTGCGGTATTGCCGTCAGATACCTCAATACCGAGCGAAAGAATGTCTGATTTGAGGCCGAGCTTTTCCTGAAGCATTTCCGGGGTGAGAGTCAGAAACTGACCGCCGACCGTGTTAATGATAAGGTTCATCGTTCACATTCTCCTTTTTAATTTTAGTAAATATAGTTCTCGCTTCGAAGCGCTGCCTGAACGGCGCGGATTTCCTTTTCGGTGAGTTGGTAGCTGCCAATCGGCGTGTTCGCGGAACCAAAGTAAGCGGAATCGAACACCATGCAGGCTTCTCCGTTCTCATTGAGCCGATAGAGGAATGCTTCCTTTGTCCGTGCATCAGTAGGATGGTCTACCAGCGATACGAGAGGAAGACCTGTTGTCGAGTTCTTAACCATCTGCCACTCGGATGCGTTCCGGTCACAGTACCCAGCAATGTAGATGTGCGGCTCGGAGATAAGGCGCAGGTCACGCTTCATCAATTCGAGCAGTGAATTGGCGGGCTTGCAACTGTAAGTATTGGTCAATTCGGCGTTTAGCTCGAAATTGAGCGAAACACAGAAAACACGGTATCCGCGCTTATCCAAGTCATCGAGCATTGCGGTGCCAGCGCCCGAAGACAGGAACGAAACCATCTTGGTGTCCATGTTTTTAGGCAGGTAAAGCACAGCTGTAATGAGGTATTTTTCCGAACGCACCAGATTCTTAAACATCACGCATCATCCTCCGTCTTGGTAGTCATGCCATGGACTTTGTCGATGGCGGCGGCAATCGTGTTGTTCTCCAGTTCAGTCATCTGTGTGCAAAGGTAACCCCAGTCGATGGCATCGTGGACCTTGCGGACAAACGCATCGTAGGTGCCAGCAGTTTTCATCATTTCGATTTCCGATTCATAGCAGCCGGATTCCTCGAGCAGATGCTGGATGTCATCGATGGGGTTCATTTCGATAGTTGGTACAGTTTTGTTCATGATACAAACTCCTTTAAGTGTTTTGGATGCGAAAAGAGCGGACCTCTCAGAATCGAGAAGTCCGCCCTTTAAGCGAAATTGTGAATGTACGAAAGGCAGAAAGCCTTTTTGATTTGGAATGGTATCTATCGTACAATACCCATTCTACTTAGTTCGCATATTTTGGCAAGTAAAAAATGTTGCTCATTCGAAGGCGAGTGGTGAAGAGTGTAATTTTAGATGTGGAGAACAGTCCACTCACTCCTTATTCTGTAATGTGTAATTGTAGCGTAGATTTCTAAAAAAAGCCGCCCACCAAATTATGTTGTGGGCGGTTTTTTTGTTGTTAGTTTTCGAAATCTGGATTCTTCCAGACCGTTTTCTTTCCGTAATGGATATCCGAAATGTACTTGAATGGAATCTTATCCTGGTTTTTAAGAAGAGCATCGTTTTCCTCTAAAAATTCCTCAATGCGTTCCTCTTCACTACGCGGAGCAATGTTCCATGTATCGAGATATCCATCATACATGGCATCCATATTGAAAATACTGTCAACGGGGTACTTGACAGAGTCAATTTCTCCGTTGACGTCCAAGCCAAGGTGGACGTTCTTATAGTTCTTGATGCTGTCTGTCAAGGATTTGAATTTCCCTTCAGGAGTATCGGGATTGCTGTACTTTTTCACGTACTCTTCCGTCAACTCTTCCACCACAGCCAATGTAATCCCGTATAGGCGTCCATGCTGCCCGGAATTTGCCTTTTTGATTTTCTCCATCGTCCGTTCAGCCCAGCCGGTGGGATTAGCAAGATAATCCACTACCAGTTCATCGGCATTTGTGGATGTCAGGCCAAAGCAAGACCCTTTTCCAATCTCATCGACAATGCTGTCAATAGGGCTGCGATAATTCTTATACCCCTTTATTATGCGACAGAAAGCGTTCTGTCGTGCTATCTTGTCGTAATAACCGCCCTTGAGAATTTTTTTCTTGTCTTCTTCCGTCACATTCTCTCGGAACATATCGAACAGCTTCTGTGCCATTTCCTCTATGACAGAATCCGAGGTAAAAGAAGAACGGCAGAAAATCGTTTTGAAGTCCAATGTTTCATTGACGGTTTTTGCATTATCGACAACGAGGCAAAGGAAGCGTATCTTCTGGTTGAATGTTACGGGTTTCTTTTCCAAGGTTCCATAAAACCGCTGCCCGTACAGAACATCTACCTTGTGCTCACCATAGGCAAGCGGTATGCGCATAAAACGGTAGTAATACTCGGACAGCTCACCGGAATCAAGAATGACATTGCCTTCGAACGAAGGAGCGCCGAGCTCGAGGAACCTTTTGAATCCCTCGCGGTTGATATTGTTTGCCATGATATTTTTCCTCCTAAATACTTACTTCGTTAAGCCCTCGAATTTCGGATTTTTCCAGAGCACATTCTTCATATCACTCCTTTTCCATCTGAACAGTCCAGCCGTTCACGTCGGAATAAACCGCATAGAGCAGTGTTGCAAAATTATAGCCTCCGTCATACAGCGTATAACGAAGTGAAATGTTCAGCGCAAGAGTGCGTTCCTTGACGGTGCCATCACAATCAAGATAGCTGAATATCTTTGTCGGATGGGAAAACCATGCTTCCCGTTCTTCATTGAATTTATCTTCATCGTATTCCACGACTTGCTTGAAACACGAATCAAACGTAGCAAGCTTGACCGACGAAAATACATCAGCCATCATCCCGCACTTTTCAATCAATTCATCAGGCCATTCGACTTTGATGATTGCTACACCATCGCGCAGTTCTTTCAGTTCTTTGCGGGGGCTCAGCGAGACGTTGTAGCGTTCACTGAGGAAGGTGAACAGCCAGGACCAGTCAATGACTTTCAGGAAGTTAGATACTTCCTTGGAATCCATGAAAATTTTGATTTCTTTCCGTGCCATAGTTTTATCTCCTGTTTTTTGATTTTCTAAAAAATGGTTCAAGTCATAGAATTCCAGTTATTGCCCAACCATTCACACCAGCCTGTGGTGGAGGAGGGGCAATTTTTGCTGTCCGCGCAGATATGATTCAGCAGCATTGCCAAGTGAAACTTATCCAATGTCCGAATCATTTCGAGATTTGTCTTATCAGACTGCACGATTGTCATGTCAACGTCGGTTTTCGTCTTGATGTACGACACGGCATCGCCCATCTTTTTGAAAAGAATTCCGCAGACCGGGACAAAGTATCCAACCTCGATGGAAAGCTCTGCCAAAAGACGGTAGCTGTCAGCAGTGTTCGTCCTCTGGAAAAGTTCATCGAACTGAGCGCGAATTTTCTTCTCATCGTTTTTCCCAATGTCATTCAGGTCAAAGATGTATTCCTGAACAATGAACCCATTATTAGATTTCGTGGGCACATATGCTTTGTAACAGGATGCATCAATCTGTTTCATGACAATCGGAAAGTCATGGGAAGACGTGGAATACAGACGCGCTTTATCGACTTCCTTTTTCAGCTTTTCCAGTAGCTTTTCAAGAACAGCCTTGAGATATTCGGCGTGCTGATGGCAGGTATCCACTTCTGTCTGGAACATACCGGTGTCATCTTTGAGCCGCCCGGTTTCCCAAGCTTTGTCAAAGATGCACTTGAGTTTCTGGAGCTCGGTTGCATCCAAGTTGTCGTATTTCCCGGACTTCGTTTTAGCCTCAAAAATGGCGATTGCTTCACGCACTTCACTGTACGAATCAAGTATCAACTCAAGGTCCTCCAAAAAGAGTTTCTTGTTGATGTCGATGGAGTAATTGATGTCGGTAATGCGCAAGGTTATGGTTTTTGCTTTTTCTTCGACATCAAACCCCATTTCCCGGCAGATATCCGGGAACTGTTTCAGATACATCATATTTTTTCACCTCAAATTTTCTCGACGATATCCTCGCCGTATACTACATTCAGACCGGAACTGTCGTCCCAATGAACCAGCAAAGACGCCGTATCATCTACGCCCTGCCTATTGTCATCATATCAATTTCCGCCAACGGTATGATATGTGATGTTCGCCCTGTTTTTTCATAAGCAATCAAACAATCGTTTTCGATTTTTACAATATGTGTAGCCAAATCAATTTTATTTTCTTTAAAATCGATAATCGTTTTGCCTGTTGTAATATCCAATTTCATTTTTCATTAAACTCCTTCGCCCTTTGTTCCATTTTTCAAGATTTAAGTCAATACCCATCTGCTGTGCCTTTTCTGCTGTGCCTTTTCCGTGGCGCGGTATAATGTCGTTGTCACATTATCAAGGTCTGCTAAAATTGTCCCATCTACAGTTAATGTGTTTGTCGTAGGCAATTTCTCCTTTCCAAGTAAAAAAGCAGGCCCGCCAAAATGGTGGGTCTGCTTGTTGTTTACAGATTGTGAATTGTACGGTGGCAAATGCTGCTAAGTGGAATGTTATCTATCGTACAATACTCATTCTATTCAGTTCGCACGAACATGCAAGTAAAAATGGGCCTTCCCAAAAGGAAAGCCCACTGTATTGGCATTGCTGATACTCAGATAGCTGCACAGAAGTTCGCAAGGCGTTGCCACAGCAAGTAGTTATCGTAACTCATGCGTACCTTTTCCGGCACGCCTGTAACGAGATACCACTTATGTGCCTTAGCCTTGATGTTCGAGATGCGCTGCTGTTCACTGCGCGTAAAGGCTTTGCTGAACATGCGGCGTCTGCGCCCGGAATTCCAGTATGCACCCTCCATAGTCTCGCAGATAAGAGCATAGGCAAGTTCGTTCTGAACATCGTCATGGGTCAACTCGATAATCTTACCCATATTCAGGCACCTACCTTTCGGCTGGACTTCTCGCGGCTCTGATGCACCATGGAAAGCGCATAGTCGAGCGCAGCAGCATCATCCGGCAGATAGGTGACGGATTTGAGTTCTCCGTACTCGCTGTGATGGCGCGGGATGGTCTTGGGTCTTTCCGTAACGACCGTCTCCTTCTCGAAATGCAAAGCAATCCGATTTGCAGGAACGGCATACCGTTTCTGCCGCTCGCATTCCTTGAAGTAGTCGATGGGCGTTGCGAACCCCAAGGGTTTTCTGCCATCAAGTCCCGTAACGGTGACGACATAAGCCTTGATGCCTTTCGCTTCCCGTCTCTGCTGGTCCGCATAGTAGTGGTAGGAGATGTACATCGGCGATTCCTTCAAATACGCGTTAGATTCCCGCGCAATGTAGGTCCCGCTTTCCCGGCAAAACCACAGAAATGTCTGAGGTTTACCGTCGGCTTTCGCTTCCTTTGCGGCTTTCTGAATGACCTTTGTGTCGAGGTTAAAGTCCGACTGATATTGTTTTGTTACCTGCTTCATCGCAGATTTCAGTTCCGGTAAAATCGGAATCATAGTATTATTCATAATTATGGAGCAGGACACCCCATCTATAGCCGTAAGGCTTAGGTGGGGAGGAATGTATTTCTTAGAAAAGACTAAGATACAGCGTTTCCTGCTTACCTCCTTTCAGTATTTAGATGATTTGTATCCATGCTCCCGCATGGCAAACAACTTGAACTTTGGAAATTGCTACTGACTTACTTTTCCCGTTGACGGGAATCAAAAGTCTTGTGCCTTTGTTATGGCACCCGCTTGTAATGTACGTTTTACCTTCGAGACGCACAGTGTCGTATGGCTGAATTGCATAGCGCTGCCTTCTTATAGAGCGACGACCCCTCGATACCTTTTTGTTGCGGTACTTGTGCAGGTTTTCGGAATCTTTTTTGTGGTCGCGGCTGATTCTGCCGTTAAAAAGTTCCTTGCCTTTTGCCTTGTTACCAGTGCGAGCGTCAATATAAGTGGCATCGTAGAATTTTTCCAGCACACGATTGTTACGCTTTATCTTTTCGTAATGTACGAATGTGCAGCGACGGCTTGGATGAAGTTTACCCATTGCGTATGCATCATTATTATGACTCTTTTCAAGCTGAAGCGCGATGCGCTTTTCTTTTGTCATTGCGCCATAAGTGATGGTCACAAATTCTTTACCGTATGTGGCGTACAGTGCATTTACTATCTGCCAGCGAATAGCGTTCATAAACGCTGCACCTGTAAGGTTGGCAAACTTTTTGTCTTTACCAAAACCGAAGAGTTTACCTCCCTTTTGATGATTAGCTGGCGTATGGCATTTTTCACACGCTGTAACCAATTCATCAAGCTGATAGCCATGTCTGCCTTTCCAGTAGAACATGTGGTGCATGTGCAAAATAGCACCATCCGTAATTTTGCGTTTACAAACCTGGCATGTGTAATTATCACGGTAGAACACCGCTTCACGCAAGGTTGCCAAGTTGTAGCGCGGGCCTTTCTGGTAGTCTGCGCCTTCTGGCTTTGCTTCACCTTTCTGGATAGATTGCAACAACATCGTGTCAAAAGAACCAACCTCAACAGTTGCATGAGTAATCGGAATCACAGATACATACCGTTCGATAAGGCTGATGTTCAACTGCTTCTTATGCTCCAGAGAGGGTGCAAGCCAACCTTCATCACGCTTGCGGTTATCGAAACGCGGTTTACGGTAACGCAGTCTGTTTCTTCGGGAACGACGCATCTTGCGACAATCATCGTGATGTTCCTTCTCATCCTGCAATGTATCATATTGAGTAGATACATATTCGCGAGATTTGCTTTTTGCGCTGATACCGATGTAGTTGTAACCTACATCCTCGCAGATTTCGATGGGTTGGGTGTTTGTTTTGCTGTCATACAGCAGCTGGATGGTAAAGGGATGGTGTTTAACAATTTTCGCTTTTCCGTCTTTCAGAAGTCGGCGTACCTTGCTAAGACGGAAGGTAGGCATTAAGCGTTCACCATTGTTGCTGAGAACACAAACGCAAGTGTTCATGCAAGATACTCCTTTCGTTAAATAGTAATGAAACTATAAGTCAGGGCTTGCGCCCTGTGGTCCACTTCGCCAATGTTATGCACTGTTTTAGCCTTTCGGCATGGCAACCGCACATCTCCTACCCTTAGAGATTTTTAACGTAATACATATCAACGGCTTGCACCGCTAACGCATACGCTGCCCGCAGAGCCCGACACTTGTGGAGCATAATCGGGGTGCCTATATTATGAAGATGATTGCTCATCAAATGCATAACGGAGTTCGCGGCAACCGAAGTTGCCGTTCACCAAGGCTAACCAACCGGGCTTACGGGTTTCCCCGCAAGCCCCGTCTATAACCGGCGAACCGGTTTAGGCGGGGTTGTTGACTTCAATTCCCCTTTTAGTACGCTGTGAGCACGGAAATATCCATGTCATAGCGTTCATATTTGTGGATGTAATCGAAAACGGTGTTCATCTGTGCCTGCGTGGCGGTTTTGGTAGTGTCCATATCGAGGAATGTTTTTCCCAAAGACGGATTACGAACCGCAATCCAACCGCGCCGGTACAGGTAATCGAGACCCTTCCCGCTCCAATCATAGGCCATGTCCAAGACTTCCTTATCAGAGAGGTTCAGGCGTATTCTGTTTTGCATGATGATGCGCCCCGCAAGAGCCGCATGTTCTCCAAACTCGCAAGGATACCATGTTCCGTCCGGAGCAATCATGCCGTATTCAGATAACTTCTGGATATTGTTAGATTCGTTCACGCAAATGACCCCTTTGTAGTCAGGTGTTGTTGTCCAAAAACTCCTGGCATTCGGTATCGTTCATCACGAACCCGAAATACGCCACACGCTTAACGGTCGTCTCCCAGACGCGCATCGTGCGGCTCCGGGGCTGTACGACCCAGGAATGACAACGCCAAAGCCCGTCCTCGGAAAGAGCGTACCCGGTCGCAATAGAGCAGTGACCACGGTTTGCATCCCAAAGATAAGCGGAATTCGCGTGACATTGACTGGGCTGACCCTTGCGCATATAGCTGCTGCCATAGAAGAACTGCCCCCGACTGAGTGTTTTTACGGCGTCTTCGTCGTAGGCAGTCATGCAGACCTCATCTCCGCCGAAGCTGAGAATCTTGTCATGCAGTGCTTTCATGGCATCGAGCATCTCCTTGGAGAATCTCGATTCGCCGTTATATACCTGATGGCTGTCAATCCACCGCTTCCAGTCATCGCTCATCGGATTCCAGTGGATGGGTGCGGGCATCTGCTCGGGTGCTGTGATGGGTTTCAGGCTATTCCAGCCTTTTCGTGTAAGTGTCATCTCGTTACCTCCGCTGGTTTCAGGAGTTTATCGATTCTTGCAATGATTTCATCGCGCTTCTCTCCGCTCGGAATCGAGTCACTGTGACCCTTATCCGTGAGAAGCGTGTCGAACATGGCAAGAATTTCATTCGGATTGACCGGCTTCTCGGCAGAGGCACGAAGATAGGCTTCGATATCTTCCACGAGATTCCAGTATTCCATGCCATACAGCATCGCACTGTTTTCGTTGCTATGCCGGTCTTCTTCCTCGCTTGCATCACTGCAAACGATAGGAAGTTTTATCTCGGCGAGATAATCGTCAAAGATGTCCGCAGTATAAGCGGCGAGCCAGCGAATATTGGTATTCATGATTTTTCCTCACTTTCTTTCAGCTTTTGCCGCAAGCATCATCCCGCAGCATTTGTTCAGGCAAATGACACTGACCACGAGCAGCGCGATATTGTGCAGCGTGAAGGACTGTGCCAAAGCACTGATGCTCAGGAAGATGAAGAGAACAAACAGGACAGCTAAGGTTTTGAAGAAGGTATAGATGATTCTGTTCATGGTAATGCTCCTTTTTTGCTCCGGTTATCGAAGCATGTCAACGATTTTTCCGACCAACTCATCATTGGTCACAAACTGGTTGCGGCCCCTGGCACCGAGCGATACAGAGGAGTAATCCTTCATATCGGCGGCATAGCGAACCATATTCTTGTCGGCAATCGGCTGATAGCAAGACCGTTCTGTGGTCACATACACGCATTTTCCGTTCAGGATATTCATGATGTGTCCGTAGCAGCCCGTCTGCTTGCCGTTGCGCTGCATGTTTTGCAGGTTATGCGTCAGCATCAGACCGTCGTTCTCCTTCTCGGCACAGGAGAGCATAGACAGTAGTTTTCGAGTCTTATACGCAGTGTTTGTCATAGTAAATCGCCTCATTTTTTAGAAATACTTGTAAGCAGCGTTCAGCCGCTTGTTGTAGAGTTGTAAGGTGGTCAGGTTCCCGCAATAGACCTTGCTGGACGAGATAGGGACATTCACCCCGGCTTCCATGTGCGAGAAGAACATCGCAAGACAATCTTCTACACTGTCGCTCGTGGTGAGTGTCTCGTATACCGGATACGAGTACCCAGCTGCCTGACTGTAGGTGGCATTGAGCTCATGGACAAAGAATTGGACCTGACCGGACACGGAACTTGCATCCAAACCCGATGCATAGCACCAGTTCAAGAGATTCGTCTTACGGCCGTGTGTCCATTGCAGAAGCCCATAGCCTCCGTCGTTCGGATTCTCGGCAGTAACACGAAGCCCGCTCTCCATTGCCATGCACCCCATCACAGCTGCAGTGCCGGCCTTAGAAAGACCTGCATCCCGCAACGCTGTATAGATGGCGTACTCATTGTCAGAAAGGTTCTGAGGCATCGTGTCCGTCACAGGTTCTTCTGCCGGTTCCTGTGCAGTCTCTGCCGTCTCGACAGAAGGCTCAGATACAGGCGCTGTCTCGGTCACCTCCTGCTCAGGTGCAGGCAGTACCGGCGTAAAAGGAGGATGGGCGTTGAGTTCCCGAAAATGGACCTCCAACGGCGTGACATACTCGATATCAGAATCATCAGTTGGCTTTACCGGCGCAGCATACGCAGGCGTCGAGAAAAAGCAGGCTAAGCAGCCTATGATGGTGATGACGCTGAGCATAAAAGCGGTGGCCCCGGCATAGAATTTCAGTTTGTCGTTCATTTTCATTTGTGATTACTCCTTTGAATAAAAGTTCCCGCCGACAATAGCTGTTCGGCGGGATGTGATTGATGTTCGGTTGTCGGAAAAACTTCATGCTTCACGGACTACGATGGCGGTATATCCGCTGTTGGCAAGATACCGATACGCTGCATCATAGGCATCGCTGAGCGACGGGGCTTTGACATACCCGATAAAATCGGAGCAGATAACCATTCCGGAAAAACCTGGGTTACCGGCATAGATGGCGAAGCGGGTGTTTTTCTTGGGATTGCGATTAAACATAGCGGACCTCCTTGCAGTCGCGTTCAAAAAGATGGATACGGATTTCTGAAAACAAAAAAAGCAGACCTACCACGAATGGTAAGTCTGCCTAATTTGAAAACAGAATTGTGAATGATGTACGCCCGAAAGATTCGGCTGTGTAGAATGTTATCTATCGTACAATACCAATTCTATGCCGTTCGCAAGGATACGCAAGAGAAAAACAAAAAAAGGCGAAGTCTTGCGAAAAAGACTCCGCCATGGTTTTGTGTGCGATTTTTGCATTTCAGAGTTGTTATTCACGGCACATTTCTCGCATCTTATTCTTCCTCAAGCCATTTCTTAGTAACATCGAGAAGGCATTTTCGGAATTCAGGAGCGGGCCGCATCGGAATCGAAGACCACTGAGAATCGAGAACGACAGGGTATTCGTACTGTTTGCCGTTATGCGAAAACGGTATGAACTGAACTTCTCCGTCCACGAGCCATAGCTTTTCCGTTTTGATGGGGTCGATGTACTCCGTCAGCCAGCATTCGTGCGTGACAACGGAATCCGCCACGAAATACTTTGTCTTATCGTCCAGTATCAGTGCTGGGTTGTTATCCTCGACACAATACACTCTTCCGACGAACGGCAGGAGCATCGTCTCGGCGGCGTGTTTTGCGCTTCTCCCCTGCCGAATTTCCGATAGCAGGAAACTCGATATGAAATGCGGGATACCGATGCCGGTCAGGCAGTCATCGAGTGTGTGTCCGGTACAGATTCTCGGTGTTTCCTGGTCCTCCCCCTTCATCCGATTCGTAGGGATTTGCGGAACGACCTTGTCCGGCAAGCATCCGGTATTCGCCATGAGATGAAATAGTATCTGCATTATGGGACTTACTCCTTCGGCAGTTTCTTGCGAAACGGGTCAAGGTCTCCTGGCCTATAGACCGACTTGACATAGGATTTGATGTCGTCTTCTCCAAGGCTCTCAAAGAGATTCAGCCAGCATTCGGCTTCAATCCGCATCTCGCCGCCCATTTGATACGCTTTCTCGCACTGCACCAAATCAAACTGAAAATCGTTCTTGTAGCGGCAGTTTTCGGCTGCTTTTGCAAATTTCGTAAATGTTCTGGTATTCAAGGTTTACCTCCTTTTCTGTAATCGAAATAAAAAAGCAGACCCTCATTTCGAGAGTCTGCTCTAAGCACATAACAGATTGTGAATCTACCGGTATGGGGAATCAGAAGATGGTATCTATCATGCACTTACTATTCTATTCGATTCGCACAACTGTGCAAGGGGGATTTCAAGATGCAGCTACGCTTTCGCCTTCGCCAATTACTTCGCAGCTACGCTTCCTGCTCACTCGCTGGCGGCAGCTACGCTTTCGATATCGTCTGCGTTCAGGTTGATGTACTGCCACGATTGCGGGGCGCGTTTCAGGTGCAGCTGATGCATGGGCAGAGAAAGTTTGCGGACATTTGAGATATTCCAGCCATACAGCATGCCGGTTTTGTTGCCATACTCGAACAGCGCGGCTATATCGATACAGCTTTCCCGGATAAACTTATCCGCCATACCGGACAGCTTTTCGCCGTCTGCATAGTAAGGAGACAATCCTGTCAAGCAGTTCAGCTGGTCGATGTCCTCGCAGGTAAAGGCCCCGATGATTTCCCCTGCACCGCCGTTTGCCTTCGTCTCATAGCAGAACACAGCGAATGGAAACGAGATTTCCCAAGGTCGAGATTTGCGGACTTCGAGCGTCTTTTCACCCGACATGATTTTAGCAAGCCATTCGCGTTTTATCGAAATGACGACCGCTTTGCCGTCATTTACCGCGAGTGCATTTTTGAGAGCAGTCATGATTATCAGTCCTTATCATCATTACAGAAGTTATCAACTTTCCCTTCTTCCCGCTCGTATGCGGACATGAACTGTGCGACAGCCAATTCAAAGTGACTACGGCTGATACTGTTGATGTCCGAGAAATCGAGGAACGCATGCTCGAAATTGCTGGTCATTGCAACAAGAACGTGCATTTCGAATTCTTTGGCGAACTCTTTTGGCGTGCCATCGAAGTGGATGATGATATCCTCGGGCTCCACATCGGGGTCAACATAGTTCGAAATAGCATCATCCTTCGCGTCACGAAGAAACTCGTTGACACTGTCCTCGACTTCGAGTTTGGTATAGTCACCGAGCGGCACCCCCTGCTCCTTGGCGGAATCAGTTGCAGCCATCATCTTCATGACATAGTAGCGGAACATGAGAAAGGCACATGCGCCCGTCGGTTTGAAGTCCCAAATGACCTTTTTCAGCTGCGCCTGACGGTTGTTTACGACTTTGTAGTTGGCTTTCATGAAATCTCCTTCTTAAAAAATGCTTTACAACGCATGAAGATTTGATTTGCAGGGTGCATACATCAGCGGCTCGTCCGTTACTTTCAGAACGGTGCCGTCCCCTTGTCTGCACGCATACAGGATTGCTTTGAGCATCTCATAGGCAAGTTTGCTGTTGTAGGCAAGCCCTGCGTTTGAGATGCCGAAATTACCATTCCATCCAACCCTGAGTTTTCTCAGCTGTGGAATCAGAAGGTCACGGGCTTCCGCTATGCCGATGCCGCCCCAACGAGCGTCATGATACGCCTGCAGCTGCGGTTTGTTGTCGGTATCAGCTATATCGAGAACCTCATAGATGATGCTGAACTGTCCCATTAGGATTCTGGAATACGCATCGAGGATGGCAGCAGCTTTTACCCAAGCACTTTCATTCATGTCGATGCGCTTAGTATACGGGGTTTCCTTGTTCCCTACCTCGATATCCGCTGCCGCGAGCGCAGTCTGATAGATTTCCCCTGCTGCGTTTTGCATGAAAGGTACGGGAGCGGTGACCTTGAAATCCGTGAACATCGTATATGCCTTTTCAATATCCGCGTCATGCACACCGTAGGCGTCACCCACTTCTTTGCAGATGGAAGAAAAATCATTGCCGTAGAATGTCTGCATCACCTGCATGATATGCAAAAACAGCTGATACTGCTTTTCGGTCATTTCGAAAATCATGGCGCACCTCCGTTACTTTATTAGCATTATACCACAAATGTGTATTCAGTACAACCATGAACGCTGATTCGTAACAAATAAGATACAAACAAAAAAGTGCCCCTATATTCCTCGACTGAAATCGAAGATTTTAGAGGCAGTGGCGCTCATGGAAGGATTCGAACCTTCGGGCGATTTCTCACCGGCGGTTTTCTGGACCGCTGCCATCGGCCACTCGGCCACATGAGCATATGGCGCAGAGAGCGAGATTCGAACTCGCAAGCCGGGGATTGACCCGACGACGGATTAGCAATCCGTTGCCCTACCGTTAGGCGACCTCTGCAGATTTGCACCCGTTTTGTTAAACAATAAAGTTGACTACCGAACTCTAAACTTTACTATCTCGTTGTGGGTGCTTGTATGACCCCTAGCAGACTTGAACTGCTGACTCCAGCTTGAGAGGCTGGCGACTTGGACCAGCTTGTCGAAGGGGCCGTATGGTGTGCCGGGTAGGATTCGAACCTACGAACTGTAACAGACCTGTTTTACAGACAGTTTGCTTTGACCGCTTGCATACCGGCACATATAAGGAGGTATTAAGCCTCGTGGTGCTCCCGGCTGGAATCGAACCAGCGACACATAGGGCTTCAACCTACTGCTCTACCAACTGAGCTACAGAAGCAGATGGTGACCGAAATGGGGCTTGAACCCATACTCTCAAGCGTGAAAGGCTTGCGACTTAACCAATTCGTCTATTCGGCCATATAGCCGCAATCCTGCGGCGAGGGTTTATGCGATGACGAGAATGTCATCGATTTTCGTATCGAGCATCGCGGCGAGAATCACAAGGTTGTCGATGGTAGGAAGTGCAGTGCCTGCCTGCCATTTGGCTACCGCCTGTGTGGAGACACCGAGCGTATCCGCCACATCCTTTACCTTGATGCCTGCCGCTTTTCGCAGTGCCTTGATATTGGCACCTGTTTGCTGGATATCGATTGTTGGAACGTTCATTTTCTTTTGCTGCCTTTCTGTATTGCAGGCAACAAAAAAACGCTGCCTGCCGAAATGAATCGACAAGCAGCGTTCGGAATGCAAATGCCGTCAGAAGACGCACCGCAGCCGTTCGAGGTCTGTTTTGGCCTGTCGATGGGTATAGGAAACAAAGCTGGATTCGTAGGACTCGAATTCAGATTCATAACTATACTCAGCAAACGACATAGCATTAACAGTCTTGCACAGCATCTTCGGTTGTCTCCTTTCGTTTCGTTCTGTTTACATTATACCACTTTTGTGGTTCTGGTCAATCAACTTGTGGTTGATGTTTATTCGCATTGACACCTCCCACGATTGAAATCGTGGGATTCCTGGGCGGCGCGGCAAGGTTCATCGCCAAGCCGTGTCTGAAACAGCGAGTTATGCGGTTTCCCACCATACGCTACGGGTGTAGCGCACAATGAGCATCCAGCCTAAAAGGTTGACCAACATACTTGTCTGCATTCCCAGTTCTTTTAAGTGCATCCTCCAAAGGGAGTTTCACCTCTTGCGAGGCAGCTCTTTAATGAGGGAGTGTCGAGCCCCCAGAAAGTTACTACTTAGAATCCAATGCTTGCAGGAAGAGAACTTCCAACCGCCTGTAAGCGCTGCTTTGTATTTTCGTGCATTCCTAAAAATGCAGGAAAAGCTGAATTAAGTGTTTCCATATTGTACTGCAAGGATTCGGTGTCTATATGTTCAAGCAGGAAGGCGGAATATAAGTCACGCTGAACTATATCGCCACTGCGGAGACGAGCCATTCGCTCAGACAGTTTCTTTTTGGTATAGCTGTTATCGGTATGGTCAAATTGCGAAGCTTTCGTTTCAAAGGTGCTGACTTTGATAACGCTGCCGCCATAACGATTAGCCTTATTACTCAGAATGGAGATAAACATTGCAGGTGCGCAACGACTTAACGATTTTCCAAATCGTTTTTTTGTATGTGCTCTACCAGTTTTTGGATTGATTTTTGTTTCTTTACTGCGCTTCTGCAGGGCTTTATAGTTCATATCTTCAACGACGAATTTGTTACCGTGGGCAAGCAATTCGTTTGCGAGAATGTTGTGCTCCATTTTACGGATGTCAGCCAACTTACGGTACAGGTTACGAAGCTTCGCACGCAAGCGATAATACCTTTTGCTGTATTTCCATTCGCGCTTTTGCTTTTGTCCATGTTGCCGCTTCAACCTTTTGATTGTGCCATCCGGATTATAATATTTCGGATTTGTAGCGCGGCGCGAACGGTTCATTGCGCGAAGCGTAGCAGCAATTTCATTTACGAGGCTTTTTGCTTGCGCTCTCGCAGACGGAGCAAGTACACGAAGGTCGCAAACATCTTTACAGCTAAAAGCAATGGTTTGTGTACCAATGTCTATACCGACACGTCCCTGCTTAACCCTGCTTAACAGGATGTTTTGCAACACCGTTACTGTCACACTTGATGGGAGGATAACCTTCCAAGACGATTTGGGCATAATACTTCCACTTGGTGCCGACCCATTTGCGAATTATGCGACAGTATTTAACGCCGCATTTGAGCGCTTCCTGTTGATACCATCCAGCTTGAGTATCGGGATTGCGCAATGTCAACGGGAATGTATAATCCCCATAAACAAGACGTAGTTCACCTTTGCCGATGGAAGTTTTGACTTTTGCCGTAGCAGCAGCAATTTCTTTTTCCATTTGCGTTTTTACTTCATCAGGGAGAACTACTTCTTCGCCTTCTTTGGCATCTGGCTTTCTGTACGCAGCGAAGTATTTTTCTTCAATGGAGCCTTTAATCTTCTTCTTGGCGGAGTTAATGACACTTGTTGTATGATTTGCTGGGCGAAGCATTATCCCGGTAGTATTATTCTTTCCGGATATCGAGAACACCTGCTCCAATTTCTTATAGTGGACTTCTTTTCCGTTGTCAAAGAAGAAAGATGACCACGCTGCCCAAACTGCAGTGGCGACCATCTGTGCCACATGAGAATGTAGGGCATAGTGCTTGGCATAGGGCACAACCATCGCGTGAAAGGCATTTTCAGAAAAGCGGTACTCTTTAAGCATCTTCTCTCGCTGTTTAAGAAGCGCCTTCTGTTCATCACTATCGGGAGCAGCTTTGGCGATATCCGCCATCAGCTCACGATATTTGCGTGTCTTACGCAATTGATGCCACATTTTTGTGGTTATACATACAAGCTGATTATAGATAATGCCGCACTTCTTGAATTCTTTGTACAAGAGGTCTTGTTCATTGAGACTTATAACCATCGGCAACGTCAATACAAATGACGGCGTACTATTTTTGCTCCCAAACGCCATGATTACCCTCCTCTCGTTTTTTGTTCTTCTACATAGCGTTGAATTGTAGCATTGGAAACATCGCCAGCTGTACTTACAAAATAGCTGCGAGTCCACATTTGCATAACCGTGTCAGGAAAAAACTCTTGCTTGAGTATCCTGCCGGTGGTTCCTTTAATTATTTTCATGATTTCCGCAGCGCTTAATGTAGGCGGAGCATTCACGAAAAGATGACAATGGTCGATATGACACTCCATTGCCAATATCACAATGCCGTTTTGCTCACAGATTTGGGCTACAAGCTCTTTGAATCGTGTTTCAAGCCCATCCACAAGAAACAACCTTCTCCGGTAGCGCGGGCAAAATACGAAGTGATAATTTATCATAGAAACGGTGGTTTTGGTGCGTCTGTAGTTCCTTTTCATGTATCTATTATACCACAATTCAGACAAAATCATGTTACAGATATATGAACTTTATAACACAACACCGTCACATTTCGATTATATAAATTAGCCCGGGAAAATCATTGTTGTCGGTCTTTCATCCCACGGTTGAAACCGTGGGCTTTCCCCGCCTTCATTTTGTAACCAGCACCTTCGTGGAAAACGCGGTCTGCGCCGAGTTCGTGCTTGCTCATTTACACATACTCTCCTTCCGGAAGTTTGTCTGCATCTGACAGTTCATCGACAGTCAGTTCCCTCAATGTTCCTTGGCCTGTATCCAAGCCGATGGTATATATATACACTACACGGCTATCCCGGAATACTTCGGCCGGGGTCTTGCTTTTGCTGATGATTTGTTCGATTTGCTGCTTCGACGCCGGATACAGGACCCAGCGTTCTTCGCTTCGCACTTCTGTGCAGTTACAGAAATACAATTTTTCGTCCTCATCCTTGCATACGCAGAGCAGCGAAATGCCGTCATAACTCCAAAACACTTTATCGACAATAAGTTCTTTTCCAAACAATTCCTTGAAATTCAGTCCCTCAAACAAGGGCTCTCCGCGTAAACTCATATCTGCTCCTGTTTTTGTGTTTCTTCATGCCGCAATCAACTTGAGGTTGAGTTTTTTGGCTTATCTGCGCTCAATACGCGAGGATTCGAGGAAGTGAACCTATCGGTGTGCGCTTTTTATTCTTGTGCTTGCCCATGCCTAGTCCTTCTCAAGAAAATGCTCCCACTGTGTTCGCCTAATTGGTGTACCGCAGAAAGCGTAATGCTTGTCATAGTAATCCGATATCGCCTCGGCATATTTGGCGGCATCAGTCGGATTATAAAACACAGATTTGCCGATGCTTTTTACTGCAACCCAATGAACAGCAGTGTGACCATCCACATCCACACCGACGCAATGCGCATCGACATATTTTCCCTTAAAGAATCTTGTAATCTTGACAGGGTATACAACATATTCCAGTTCAACGAGCCGCTTTTCGTTGTAGTACCGATGTTCCCAGACGCCCCAGAGAGTGTCGCCAATTTTTGGCTGCATGCTTTTCATAAGAGCCTCTCTTATTTGGTGGTTTTGGTCGGGAAAACCTCATACACACTAACATACAGCATCCCCGGCATGTAGTCAGCATATTCTACCGGACGCTTCTGGTCGTACACCTTCACATTCGAACCATCATCTGCCGTAAGCCAGAGATATTTGACATGCTCAGCATAGCGAGGGTCTTTTGCGCGATACATTTGCCCTTCTTTGATTTTGAGGCGGCGCATACAGGCTTGGACGCGGGAAAACTCAACAAATGCACCATAGTCACCAATCACGATACGGTTGTACCCGTTGGTAATGACTGTGCCATCAGCGGTTTCGAGCGAAATCGTGTCACCGGACACATTGCACCATTCCGGCAATGTCTTTTGAAACTTGGCTCTCACATCGCAGAAGAAGGTACGCGGGATGGGTTTGTATTTGTATTCACGGGCAAGCTGTTCTTGGTACTCGAGCATCTGAGCGCCGATTTCTGAGATTTTGTGTTTCACAATTTCACCCCTGACCCAGCATCTGTGCGGATGCGATTTCCCGAATATTGCGATTCTCTTTTTCGGGAGCCGACACAATGCGGCGATGAGAGCGCATCAGCGTCAATACGCGGTTACGGAGCTTCTCGTCCTTGATAAGCCGAGCAACCTGTTTGATTTCCGATTCACGCAGATACATTGTACTGTTGATGAGAACGCCATGTACTTCGCCGTCTTCGGAACTTTTCTCAACCTTATCGACATTGTCATAGGCATAGATGACATCCACGTCGATGGTGATGGACGCTCTCTCAAGAAGTTCATTTCCTCCTTGGGCTACCAGCCACTTGTGGAAGTAGCTCTCATCGGAGATGTATGTTTCACCGATGAGTGCCAGCGGCGGCGACACAAGGTTGTTCGTTGAATAGCGGATATGGTCCTCACTTTCATTGAGGTTGTCCTGCCAAAGTTGCATCGGCTTAAGGCTCTTGTCCTTGAAGTGAATGTAGGTGTCCTGAATGAATGTGCAGACGGTCCGCTTAATATAGTCGATTTCCGGCATCTCTTCCACATTACGGAAGACAAGGCGCGTAGACTCGCCTTCACCGTACTCCTCGTCATCCGTCACATAACGGACCTTTTCCAGCACAAACTTGGGTTTTAATGCCTCTTTAACGGCTTCGAGAGAAAATACATTCCACTTCATCATGTCCTCCACTTCTTTTCCCATTGGTCATACTCGGCACTTTCCCGCTTTATGGTTTTGCCGTCTTTCTTATATATGGTGATACGATGTGCATAGTCGGCAGAGTGTTTCAGCAGCCGCTGCAGAGCTTCTTCCTCGGAAGTTGCTTTTGTAACTCCGCGATAGGAGCCACCGGACCCCAAAATGTCAGGTTCATACCAGCCTGTCTCGTAGTATGTAGTCTGTTCTGTTGTTTCATCCAGAACGGCCTTCCCCTGCTCGCCATAATCACCCGTATAGTAGCTGCGGATGATGTTAGCGGCATGGTCATTTCCCTGTTGCTCATAGGTTTCGGCAATGAGCTCGACATAAGCCCTGAATTTTTCCTCGTCACCTTCACGATGCGCGGCGATGAGCATTCCGATGGCCACAGCGCTTATATTATTCACGAAATCACCCCCTGAGTTAATTTCAAAAATGGTACTCCAGCCGGGAGTTGAACCCGGAGAAAAACAGAGCTTGAATCTGCCGCGTATGCCAATTCCGCCACTGGAGCATAGTATGTCATCCGCAAAAGCAGACGACAGTTGCATGGCTTGATTTTACAGCGAATATCACATTTTATCGCTGTTTTTATACTTGTATTATACCATATTTGGACGCGGATTTGTAGCGAGTACAAGTATGATTCACAAACAATTAACATCTGAGCGAGTCGCATTTTGTGCGCTTGCTTGTCGTATTCGTCTGGCGCGAATCAGTGCTGAATCTGCCTCGAATCTGCCCCGTCAGAAAACAGGCAAAAGCAACAGCAACACAAACGCGAGTCTTTGCAAGTTTCAGAAATAGCGCTTTCCTCGGCTCAGGACTTGCTCTCTGCGGGCGCTGGCGTCCAGTATAAGAGCGTTCCGAGGATATCGCACATCGGTGCCGCCTCGAAGACGCAAAGCGTTTCCAGAGCATCTCTGAGGCGCTGCTCGTAATCTGTACGCAGCATATCAAGGGGAACCAGCACCTTGTAGGAGCCGGAAGGCGCTTTCAGAACGGGAGATTCGGATGCTGAATTCTCAGTATGGTCATTCTCCCATCCGCAGGTGATGAGATAGTCATACAGAGCATAGGGGTTTACGGCAGAGACTGTCTTTCTGCCATCAAGCATCTTGTAGGCACGGAGATACTTGGCTTCTCGCGCAAGGTCTTTGCTTGTGAGAGGATACGGGATTCGGTTAAGGTCCATGTTGCTGACGAGGTCTGCGCGTTTTACCTTGACGGCAATGTCGTTTTGCTTAACACGCCAGATATACTCTGCGTATGTCATATCTTTTTCCCGAGTCAGTACAGAGACCGCCTCAGCCACTTCCTGAGGGAATTCCGCTCTGATGGTATCTATCGTGGTGCCGGTATCCTCCACCGTGTCGTGCAGGTAGGCGGCAGCTTTCACCAGCGGGTCAGGCTCAACGCCGTCTGCGACAACGGCCACATGCGCCGTGAAGTAGTCTTCCCCTGCCTTGTCGGTCTGGCCCTTGTGCGCCATCATGGCGAATGCCTTTGCTTTCTCAATATAATCAATCATTCGTATCACCTTTCTTTGTGTCGTAATCAGCACCACGCGGGTCTGCCGGACAATAAAAAAGGCTTGCCAGTTTCCCGGCAAGCCTCGATAGATTCAGGTCTTTGCGGACCTCTGTTGTAGTGTTGGAAACGGAAGATTTACTCCGCAGCGCCCTCAACGATTACGACCTCAGCCTCGGTCTCCTTAGGCATGTCGGCATCTTCCTGCTTGGTGTCGGTGCTGTCCTCGGAAGTCTCGGCAGACTTCTCGGTCTCAGCAGACTCAACAGGAGCGGCAGGCTCGGCAGGAGTCTCAGCAGGTACAGCGGGCTCAACAGGAGCAACGGGCTCGGCAGGAGTTTCAGCAGGTACAGCAGACTCAACCGGAGTCTCTGCGACATAGGTCTCGGCGTTGATGCTCTCGGCGCTCATTTCCTGCGCCGGAACCTCGACAACAGGCTCAGCCCCGGCTACGATAGGGTTTGCAGCCACCTTAGCACTCGCGGGCAGACGAGCGATAGACTCAGTCTTGGTCTCGCCGCAGCCAGTGCAAGTGTAGGTCTTGACACCCTCATGCTCAGTGGTAGGCTCGGTGGTAACGACACCGTTATCCCAAGTATGGTCTTTCTTGGGCGTGGTAGAGAGAACGGTGCTCACTTCACCGCAGACGGTGCAGTAGATTTCGGTGCGACCCTCTTCCTTGCAGGTAGGCTCAATGACACGCATCTCGGCATGGTGACCGGTGGAGTGTACAATGTTGTCCTTGTAAGAGAAGCTGTCATCCTCATTGCACTTGTGCATCGTGTAGCCGTCCTCGGTGCAAGTCGGCGGGACAACGGTAACAGTGAAGGTGTACTTGGTGGGCAGGACCTTTTCGGTCATGGTCGCATCGCAGTTCTTGCAGTGCAGGGTCTTGACGCCGTACTCGTCATGAGTGGGCTGGGTAGTGATGACACCCTCATCCCAGATATGACCAGTACCACCGTAGGAGTAGGTCATGGTATGGGAAGCATCGCGCTTGCAGTGCATCAGCATAGTGCCCGGCTCGGTGCAGGTGGCCTTTTTCAGGCATTCGGTGTGCTCGAAGTCCCAGTCGTGGCTGCCGATAGCGGGCATAGGAACGAGAATTTTGCTGTCGCAGCCATCATTGGTGCAGTACATCCAACGCTCGCCCTCAGTCTCACAAGAAGGCTCCTTGACGATTTCACCGAGACCCGTGTACTCATGGACATGGACCTTGGCAATGCTCTCGGTCTTGGTCTTGTTGCAGACGGTGCAGGTATAGGTCTTGATGCCCGGCTCGGTGGCAGTAGGCTCCTTGGTGATAACGCCATCGTCCCACTGATGCTCCTCATTGACGGGGATATCGCGGACATGCTGCTTATCGTTGCAGCGTTCACAGACCTTATCTACGCTGCCAGCGTCCTTGCAGGTGGCAGGAGTAGTGACTTCCTTGTACTCATGACCCAGTGCAGGGACGATGTTGTCCTTGAAGGACTTGGTGGCATCTTCCACGCACTCGTGCATGGTATAGCCGTCCTCAGTGCAGGTAGGAGCGACCACGGTCTCGTTATAGGTGTAACCCAGAGCCGGAATGCTCTCGGTGTAGGTATCACCACAGTTGTGGCAGGTGAAGGTCTTGACACCGTTCTCGGTGTAGGTAGGCTCGGTGGTCACAACGCCGTCATCGTAATCGTGACCGGTTGCGGGGATGACCTCGGTGTAGGTATGGCTCTTGTCGTTCTGGCAAGTGAAGGTCTTGACGCCATCCTCAGTGCAGGTAGCAGCCTTGGTGACAACGCCGTCATCGTAGTTATGACCCAGCGCGGCAATCTCCTCGGTCTTAGTCTCGGTGCAGCCATCGTTCAGGCACTTGTAGGTCTTCACGCCGGAAGCCTCACAGGTAGCGGGCGTGGTGACAGTACCATCATCCCACTTGTGACCCACAGCCGGGATGACCTCAGTCTTGGTCGCGCCGTCACGAGAGCAGGTAAAGGTCTTCTCGCCATCCTCAGTGCAGGTAGCAGCCTTGGTGACGACACCCTCGCCCCAATCATGGTCCAGAGCGTCCACGAAATCGCGGTTCTCGGTCAGCGTGGCGTCCTGGTCGCAGATGTAGACGGTGTAGCCCTGCTCAGTGCAGGTGGGAGCAACTGTATCACCCTTGTGCCAAGTCTTCTCCACCATCGGGATATCCTCGGTATAGGTATCACCGCAAGCAGAGCAGGTAAAGGTCTTGACGCCCTTCTCGTAGATGGTCGCTTCCTTGGTCACGACACCCTCATCATAGGTGTGCGGGGTCTTGTCGGTGAAATTGCCCTTGTAAGTAAGACCCGGAACCTCATTGCACTCATAGATGGTATAGCCCTCGGAAGTGCAGGTAGGAGCAACGACCTGCAGGATGTGGTAGGTCTTGTCCAGAGAAGGAATCTCCTCAGTACGGGTCTCACCGCAATCCTTGCACTTGAAGGTCTTGATGCCGGTCTCGGTGTAGGTGGCAGCTTTCGTCACGGTGCCGTTATCCCAGCTATGACCCTTGGCGGCAACATAGTTGTCGTTGTAGTTCATGCCGCCCCACTCGTTGCAGATATGCTCATCATAGCCCTGCGTGGTGCAGGTGGCGTCATGATGGCGCACGGTGAAGGTGTAGACGGGCTGAGACTTCTTCTCGGCGGGAGTGGCAGCGGGAGTCACAGCAGCAGGCTTCTGGGCAGGAGTCTTGGTGCCGGTGGTGGTTTTATGGGTGTTGTAGACGGGAGCCTTGGCGGGACCATCCTTAGTAGAAACATTGTCGGGGTTCGTGTTCTGGCTGGCAGCGGGCTTCTCAGCCTTGTCGGAAGCAGCCTCAGACTCAGCGGTCTTGTTCTCGGTGCTGGCAGCATTGGAATCAGCCTTGCTCTCGGCTTCACTCTCAGCCTTGCTCTCGGACGCCGCCGCGCTGGTATCTTCCTTCTCGGCAGTGTCGGGGGTTTCGGACTGTGCGGTGCTTGCAGAATCGCTCAGGCTGGTGGAAGGAGCAGAAGAGGCAGCATCCTGATTCTTCTTGCCCTTACATCCGGTAACCGAGATTGCGACTGTAGCAGCCATGGCAACTGCAAGCACATTCTTCATCATAGACTTTTTGCGCATGATTTTACTTCTCCTTTTTACTGTGTGGGGTGAGTCCCCACATCAACGAAACGATGTGAAGAGCGGAGGACTTCTGATATTTCGTTTTCCCTGTCGCTCTATATGCATTATACCACATTTTTCCTTGAAAGTGTACTGAGTACAACCATGATTAACGTAATGTTCACAAATCGCAACAGAATCCGAGAGGCTCCTATCGGAGAAAAAACGATTCTGGTACGATGAAAAGAAGCGCAAATATGTAAAAAGCAGCCGGGTACAGAGTGTATCCGACTGCTGATGGCGGATAGGGTAGGATTCGAACCCACGGACGCGGATGCATCTCTGGTTTTCAAGACCAGTTCCATAAACCACTCGGACACCTATCCAAGAATCAGAGAGTGTTAGCCGCAGAAATCTGCGTTGCCCGCCATCTACCGCGTGGAGGTCGCTCTCAAAAGATGGCTGACGAGACGAATTTGTCTCGCCCATGCCGCAGCCGTTTTCGCCACTCGGCATGATGTTTTCGGCTTGACGTAACCCTGTGTAAATGACCCTCAGGTGGGGGCGGTGCGGGCAGGATTATCGTCTTCGTGGTGTAGTTAAGGAGTACCGCACCAAATAAATGACCGTACTGCGCTTGTGTAACAGTACAATGCACGCCCAGAGACGATTTCCAAGATGGAGATGTGTCTGGTGGTGGAAGCAAAGGGATTCGAACCCTCGACCCCCCTGCTTGCAAAGCAGGTGCTCTCCCAACTGAGCTATGCTCCCATGATGGCGGGAAAGACCCGCCAGTAATTACGCGTAATGAAGTTCGCCGTACTGTTTGACCTCGCGCTCCAGATGCAGCGGAATGGTCTTGTCGCTCTTCTGCGTGATATCCTCACGCGTCAGAAGGCGCTCATCGACGCCAGCTGCTTGCAGTACTTCGTACAGGTTCGAGGGGCCGGTGCCGTCGTAACCCGCAGTCAAGCCATTGACTTGCAAAGCGAAGCCGTGCAGATGCGGTGCCAGACCCGGTACAAAATCGAGTTCAACAACGACTTCGTTACTGTTCTCGTCCACGCGCTTGACCGAGAGAGCACGGATGTTCTGACTTCCGAAGGTCTCAATCAACTTCTTAGCCGCCGCTGCGGTTTCAATCGTTGATGTGCCTTCGACGTTGATAATTGCCTGCTCCATCGGAATCATCTCCTTCCTACTAAGAGTTGTCATGCGCTAAAGCAGATAACGCTCTGCCGTGCGGGGCTTTACGTTGCCCATTCGTGTTCGGTTCCGGCTACGACGACTTCCGTAAGGACTTAGCCAACCGTCAGCAAGTGCATGCCCCCGCTGACAGCTTCTTGGGCGGATTCTCAAAGAGCGCGTCACCCAATCGGACCGTGGAGCTTGATGGCAGACTCGAACTGCCGACCTGCGCGTTACGAATGCGCTGCTCTACCAACTGAGCTAACCAAGCACGGTATGGTGTTTTATGCTGGTTATCACCCCTCAGCGAGGAAGCTAACCTCGCGTCCAGCACCATCCGGTAGCAACCCCGGAGGATTCTGCGCTGTATCCTCTCCGATGTTTTTCAGCACCATTCGCGACTGATGCCGAGACTTTCGGATACCTTCAGGTGCAGCACCTGTTTGCCGATTGATTTTTTGGCTGTCCGTGGGCATTCGACAGCGGACCACAATTGACGTACTCCCACCCCTCACGGAGTGGAATTCTATGCTGACGCAATGCAGTTGCAGGGTTTTCCAACAGCATGAAGCTGCCAGATACACTATCTTTCGATAGACCAGTGTACTTACTACCCAAAGCGAAGCTTAAAGGCAGGGCAAAAATGCCCGAAAAGCCAGCATAAAAAGTGTAGATATTCCCTTAACAAGGGTTTCACCTATCAAGTGTTGCCGAAAGCAGCACTTCAAGGCAATCAATAGGGCTACGTCGAAACCCTTTAAGTTGTTTTTATTATAAGTGCTTTAGAATCCTACGCTTGAAGGCAACCAATCGTGGCTGTTTTTCAAGCGTTCTTTTGTTTCGTCGTGCAGTCTCTTAAACTGCGGAAAATCTTTCTTGATGGTTTTCTTACTATAGGACTGAAGATTCTTTCTAAGATGCAATAAAAGGAATGCGGAATACAAATCCCGCTGAACAATGGTTCCGTCGGAAAGTTTTGCAAAACGCTGGGACAGTTTTTTCTTGGTATAACTATCATCGGTATGGTCAAACTGCGAGGCTTTCGTCTCGAAGGTGCTGACCTTGATAACGCTGCCGCCGTAACGACTTGCTTTTTGCCCCAAAATTGTTATAAACAAAGCAGGAGCGCAGCGTCCGATAGATTTACCGAACCGCTTTTTGGTATGCGCTCTACCGGTTTTGGGATTGATTTTTGTTTTCTTGCTGCGCTTCTGCAAAGCTTTGTAGTTCATATCTTCAACTACGAACTCGTTGCCGTATGACAGCAATTCGTTGGCGAGAATATAATGCTCCGTTTTGCGTACAGCAGCAAGTTTGCGGTTCAAGTCCCGCAGCCTATGCAGCAGCCGATAATAGTTCTTACTATAGTTCCAATGACGAATTTGCTTATGTCCGTTCTTGCGCTTTAGCCGTTTGATGGTTCCGTTCTCATTGAAGTATTGTGGATTCATTGCACGGCGCGAACGGTCCATTTGCCGCGTAACGCGTGCGATTTCCTTGGTAAGACCATTGCGAGCTTCTGCTATAGCAGACGGTGCAAGTATACGAAGGTCGCAAACATCTTTACCGCAAAACGCGATGGTTTGCGTGCCGATATCTATGCCAATGCGACCTTCCTTCACAGGGTGTTTTGCAACTCCGTTACTGTCACATTTGATGGGCGGATAGCCTTCCAAAATAAGTTGAGCGTAATACTTCCATTTAGTACCGACCCATGAGCGAACAATGCGGCAATACTTAATGCCGCATTTGAGCGCCTCCTGTTGATACTTGCCCGTTTGAGTATCGGGGTTGCGCACTTTGACAAGGAATTCGTGCTTTTCGTAAATGATACGCAGATTGCCATCTCCGATATACGGTTCAATTTTCGCCGTGGCGTCAGCAATCTCTTTTTCCATTTGTGCTTTCACTTCATTGGGAAGAACTACCTCTTTGCTCTCTTTGGCATCGGGCTTTCTAAAAGCATCGAAGTATCTTTTTTCGATAGAGTTTTTCGCTTTTCGCTTGGCAGACTCCAAAGAACTCACCGTATGATTTGCTGGGCGAAAGAATATACCACAGTTATTTTTTTTCCCGGAAAGGGTTACAAAATCGTCCAACTTTTTATAGTGTACGGTTTTTCCTTTCCCGTAAAAGAAATCGTTCCATGCCTTCCAAACGGCAGACGCTACTTTTTGAGCAACATCGCAATTTACGTTATACGCTTTTTGGTAAGGTACAACCAGCTTGTGGAAGACACCCTCGGAAAAGCCTGCCTGCTTAATCAAATTGGAACGCTTCACCAAGAGTGCTTTTCGTTCATCACTATTGGCAGGAGCAGCTTTTATGGCTTTCACAAGATTTTTGTATTCACGCGTTTTACGCAGTTGATGCCACATCTTTGTGGTTTTCGTAACCATTTGGTTGTAAACCATGCATCCAATGCGAAACTTTTTGGAAAGAAAAATTTCATCCTGTTTAGTTACTTTCATAGGAAGAGTCAACGCAAACGATGGCGTACTATTCTTGTTTCCGAAAGCCATAATAGCCCTCCTTTCCTTGATTGATTATACCGGCATTATAACATTTTTTGATGCAAAAAGAAATCAAGTGGCTTTCTTATTTACAGATTGTACACATTCATCATTCTTGAAAACTCATGCGCCAATTCCTCCCACCGCTCACGCAGTGGGCTTCCTTGGCGCGGGTTCTGTGAACCATGCTCGCTAAATTTAATGTCGTGGCGTACGGTGACGGCGACGGTGGAGCGGGCAGCGGGATTCGAACCCGCGTGACCAGCTTGGAAGGCTGGTGTATTAACCCCTATACGATGCCTGCATGAGAAAAAGCGGGTGAACCCTCTCTTAGCCCCGCTATGATGTCCGTTTAGTAGGTCGTCATCCCCGAAACATCATCTTTGTGCCTCTTAGCGATTCCGCGAATCTCTGCGTGGACGATACGAAAGAATCCGGAAAAGCATTTTGGACACTGGTCAACTTCAATTCAAGCCCTGCCGTTACTTCCCTGTCAATTCGGGTCAACGGAATGCTATGGGCTGTGTAAGACTGCGGCAAACTTACCAGATGCCGCGCAGCAGTCTCGCCTTTTTCGGCTATGTCGCGTCTGGCTGCGCCCCGGCTTAACGGGGATGCTCGTACGATGCATGCTTAGCGGGACGAGATTTGTTGTTTCTGCGCCGAAGCACAAGAGGAAGCACTCGCCCACACGGCTTCCTGACCGTTTAGGATACCGTTTGCACAGGGAATGCAATGCGGTTCCTGAAAGGACATTCGTCAGTGACAATCATAGTCGCTGTCCACCACCCGCCGCGTGGAGGCTGTCCCATCGGGTGGCTGAGTGCGCCGAGGTATAGACGCACTCAGATAGGCGCTACCTATTATGGTGTTTTAAGGCGGGAGCTGCCCGCCATCAGGCAAATCAGTACATCGGTGTGACCCTTTCCTTGATTTTGACATTCGGACGCGGTAATTACTGCATCGGAGTGCCCCCCTGTTTTATTTGACCTGCTAGAATCGCTTCCAACAGGTCATGGCTCTGGCAGGTGGAGTTGAACCACCTTTTCCCGTGCGCTGCGGGCGAATTAACCATGGTGCATTGCAACCTTCGTATTCGATACCAGAATATTTCGGTCATTTTACGTCCGACCGATTGACATGAATAGCCGGTTTAACGTCATGGCATGGACGATGGGTGCGGAGACAGGACTTGAACCTGCAACCGCCAGCGTATGGGGCTGGTAAGCTACCTTTGCTATACTCCGCGTGGCGGGTCGTACTGGGTTCGAACCAGCGACGCTCGGATTAACAGTCCGATGCTCTGCCGACTGAGCTAACGACCCAAGAGAAAAGACATTTGCCACGGGGAGCTCAATACCCGTGTTACCGCCGCTCGCCGCGAGGAGGCTGTCTTTATGAGCGGCAACTCTTATGGGATACCAGATACGATGCTTGCCGCCGCTCTACAACCAGCTGCAAGCAGATGTGTATGTAAGTGTGTGTAAAACTATGATGTTGTTTCGGAGCATATCTGGTATCTTCTAAGAGTTTTATGTTATCTGCGAAGATGTTTGCCAAGCTAAGGGAGGTTAAGCCTGTTGCCCGATGCCGACCGCGTGGAGGTCATCTTCCCGGCATCAGCTTCCGACAGGATTCGAACCTGCAACCTGCTGCTTACAAAACAGCTGCTCTGCCATCTGAGCTACAGAAGCATATTCGGGAGAAGTAACTCTCCCGAAAAATAGGTAAATTACCCTACTACCAATTATCTGCAATTCGCATATTTTGTCAACGCAAAAGTGCCACATACAGTGTCCAGAACGGAAAATGTTGTACATAAGTACAACATATAGTGCTTTCTGTATCTGTACTTGCATTATACCATATTTTGGCGCGAAAGTGTATCAAATACAAGTATGATTTACAAAATGTTCAAACACTTTCCCGGGCTCGATGCGCTCCGGAAATCGCAGACTCTTGTTGCCGACGCGATGCATCCGGTGGTCGATGACATCAGAACGGCGCATCTGTTCCGCGTTCACGCAAAAGCCTGTACCGTAGTATTGCATGTAGTTACTTCGCTGCTCTTTGTTTTCCGCAGCCCTCCCGAAAGGTCTTCGTTCATCGTGGACGAACACCGTATCCGAGCACAGAGCGAAATTGAGATAGTGCATTGCCGCCATGCGCTCAAAGACATATATTTGCCTGGTCTCGGTGAAATAATAAAAGATATAGTCAGCTTCCTTATACAGCCATCCCTTCGAGTGCTTGGCTATCGCTTTTTGGTATTTTCCAAATCGCAGCAGCTTGTCATCTTCTCCGATAGCGAAACTATTCACCGCTGTTTCGAGGAAGACATTCCCGGTTTTGTAGGTGTCAGCCTTTGCTTCAACCGTGAATGAAGAACCGTCTTTTCTGTATACAATGAAGTCGATGTCGTCTTCCTGATATTTCTTGTCATCCCGTACATCCGAAAATCCTGCAATCCTGTCCTTGTGCTTTTCACAATAGTAGTCAAGATAGTGCATGGTGACAGATTCACCAATCAGACCTACCTTCATCTGACCCACCATATTATAGGGAGTCTTGTTTTTCTGTCTGTACAAGGGTATTACCTCACGATGTTACCGCAAAACGGGCACTTTGCGCCTTTCCGGCAAACGTCAGCAATCGAAGGCGTCCAGTCTTTGTCTTTGCCGTACCCGCATGCGGTGCATACGAGCGGGATATTTTTGCAGCTGCCGGTCGTATACATGTCGGGGCCGAATTCGTTTTCAGGATGCCACAAAGCGGCGATTTGAGGGCATGCAACTGATACTACAGGTTTCCTTGCTGTTTTGGTGTAGTGGGCTCTCATGGCCTTTCTCAGTGAGTTTCTGGCGCATTCGGGACATCCGGTATGTACTCCCCCGGACCCGCAGGCAAAAGCAATCATCGGATGCCATTCTCCGTTTGCGCCGTACCCGCAATCCTTGCAGACAAGGTATACATGCTTTGCGCTTCCGGAAGTCACTCGCGTGGGCGGGAACTCATTAAGTGTCGGATGCCACTGTGCAGCGATTTCGGGATGTACGGTAGCTACATCATTGACACCTTCGACAAGGACTTTTCCGGAACACGCCGGGCATCCGCCGCCTGTTCGACAGGCACCGGCGATAGAGGGACGCCATTCTCCGTTCTTTCCGTATCCGCATTTCGGGCAGATAAGAGCGATTTTACGATTGCTGCCGCAGGTGACTTCCTGCGGCGATACAGAATTGGCTGTCGGATGCCACATAGCAGCAACGCGGGGACATTCCTCTGCTACCGTGCCACGATGCCTGCGATACCGCCACTCGAAATCTCTCACGGTACAACCACCCCTGCCCGTTTATGGATGTTTTCGGACTTTGCGATATTTACAGCTGTGCTGTAGGAGATACCATATATATCCGCAAGGTCACGCAGATTTTTGCCGGTATTCATCCGTGCAAATTCCGCAAATTCCCGGTTTCGGGCTTTTACATTATCCGTGATAGGAGAACGACTTTGCGTGGCTTTACGAGTTTCGGCTTCTGTCAGCGATTCAGAAAGCTTTCCGTAGTCATGCAGAATCTTATAGGTCTGACCCACGGCAATCTTATGGTCTTTAGCAATGTCGGAGACGCTTTTCCCGTTCTGGTATTCTACTGCAATCCCTTCGCAGACTTCTTCCGGCAGCTTCTTCTTCATTTTAGCGTTGCCGCGCAGGTTCTTGCGGTAGAGGGGGTGATGTGCCCGGTGTTTCTGTATAAGCCCCGCAATGAATCGCGGCGTGACATTGTACCGTACTGCGATATTCTCTACCTTGACACCCGCTTTGTAGTCTCTCAGGATATCGTTGTTCCGCACTTCGATTTCCTCCGGGGTCTTGGTGTCTTCCAAGGCTTCACGCCGCAGCCCTAATACTTTCGGGCTGTGCTTGAATTCCGGAATGTTCATAGGCGGTTCAGGGCCGAAACGGACAAGACCACCAGAAATCGGATGCCCAGCTTCTCGAAATACCTGATAGGTTGTGGATTCCGATAACCCATACTTGTCCATGATTTCTCCGACAGTCATGTACGGATTTGCCCTGACATCCGCAACGATTTCAGCATTGCGTTTGCGTTTCTTGAACTGTACAGCTGACCCGATATTCTCTTTGTGCGGGGTATAATCAGGGCTTCTGCGCAGGATATGATAGACCTGTTGTCCAGAGAGATTGTATTTCTCAGCGATTTCAAAGGTCCAGGCCCCGTTTTTGTAGTCTTGCGCAATCTCAATATTCCGCTGCTCCATGTCGGCTTTCGACAATCGTTTCTGATTGTTGGGTTTCCGATTCGGGCTTTTGCGGTCATTGCGGCGCACAGCATCAAAACCCTCTAACACTTCAAGGGATTTCTTAACATTCGTGCAGCCGATACCGTATTTTTCAGCCAATTCCGCGATGTGCATACCGGCGATATAATCGTTCAGCATTGCCTTATCGCGGTTCAGCTTTGCTTCTCCGGTTAAACTTTTCCGATGCATGGTGTATCCTCCTGATTTGCTACCCAGTCGATGATATGGTCGATGCAAAGATTCGTGATTTTGCTTGCGGTATAATACTGTGAAGTGTCATCGAGCAGCGATTCAATTTCCGCATCGGATGCCGAATACCCTACTGATGCAAAGAACATCCTTGCGAGGGTACGCGCATCGTCCCGGCACAGAGGTCTTACCGTATGCCCAAAGGTGAAGCGCCGGAGCAGAGCATCGTCCAGCGTATCGGGACGGTTCGTGGTCCCGACAAGGATGATGTCGTTGCCGAGTCGGTCAAGCTCCTGCATCAGGGCAATCGTCACACGGTTCATTTCCGCAACATCGTCCTTGCCGCCGCGCCGTGTCCCGATAGCGTCAATCTCATCGAGGCAGAGCACGCACGGACTTTTTCTTGCATAGTCGAATACCATACCGATATTTTTCTGTGTTTTGCCCAGAGCGGAATTCACCATACCGGAGAAATTCGTGTACACGAAAGGAAGGTTCGTCGTATAAGCGATATACCGCGCCAATTCAGTCTTTCCGGTTCCCGGCTCGCCCATGAGTAAAAGAGAACTCGTATAGTGAATCCCCATCTCCTGCAACCGCAGCGCAGCACGGCGCGTCTTGCACATCTTTTCTATGACCGCTTTCTCGTCGTCTCGGATGAGGAACCGGTCTTCTCGGAAAGCACTCAAATCTTCCGCTACCAAAAGCCCCTGCAGGTTATATGGCAGTTCGATTAGCGTAGGACTTTTACTTGCAAGTGTTCGCAGACAGGTTTCCTTGAACGCTTTGTCCTTGACAGTAGTAAGCCCCTCCAACACGATTTTCGCCTGCTGCTGAGATTTCCGAATATCCCCTTCCACCACATACCGAAGCAATGTCCGTTCGTTATCGTTCACTAGATTTACCTCCCTCATAAAAAAAGACCCCTGCAACATCATGCAGGGGACTTAGTCTCTTTTACATTTCTGTTTTCTAACGCGCCGGATGATACTGTAAATACCCGGCAAGGAATAATGGTATGCCTTAGCGAGGTCTTTGGCGTCGATGCCGTTTTGGTATTTCTCGAAGATTTCATCGTTGCGTTTTTGCTGACGGCGGGTGATGCGACGGTGACTGAGTTCTTTGTTGCTGATTCCGGCCTGAACAGCAATGGCACTGCAATACCCAATGGAAACACCGTACTTTTCGGCAATGTCGCGGACAGCTGTATTCTTCTGATACTCCGCCACGATTTTATCGACCAGATTGGCATGGTCCTGTTCTTCCGCAATGCGCTGCGCCTGTTGTTCTTCATCGAGAGCGCGATAGCAGGTCCTGACGCAAAGCCCGTATTTCTCGGACAGCTGCTCAAACGATAGCCCGTCCTCATAGTCTTTGACAATCTTCCTGTTTCGCTCGATGATTTCGCTGCGGGTTGCTTTCTTTTTCCCCATTACTGGTTCACCCCTTAGGCTTTGCTGCCTTCTTTTTGCGTCCCTTGCCGCGATAGATACCGGCCTCATGAAGATACTTGAATCCGGAAGAGGGACTGATACCGTATTCCCGAGCAAGGTTCTCGACCGGCGTGTTGGGGTTCTTCTTCGCGTAGTCCACAAACCCCTGCTTGAAATCTTTAATGCGGCGCAAAGTAGAGGTCTCGATTTTCGTGTCGAGGTGCCGGTGGTAGGAGTCCCCGCCTTCTTTCAGAATACGAAAAATCGTGGCGCGGTTAAGGTTAAAAGCTGTTGCCAGTTCTTCGGCTGAAATGCCTTCCTGATACTGGTTGCGAATCTCGTCGTTGCGGTTGTCCTTCCACTCCGTAAAAGTCACTTTCCGCCGCTTCTCCATCTCAGCCTGTGCGATATGGTAGACGGTTTGTGGGCTGAGTCCGTGCTCCTGCGCGAGGTCCGTGACCTTTGCGCCATTTTTCAGTGCATCGGTAATTTTTCGATTGCGTTCCAGCAACTTCTTATGCGTCATAGAAACCTCCCAAAATACAAGAAGCAAGCTCCCGAAAGAACTTGCTTCTTGTATTCAGTATTCACTTTTTTTCGCGTGATGCGGGCAAAAAACTCACCCACTGATTCACCTTACAGTCTTCATTTTACCCAATTCGCACGAATGTGCAACAACTTTTTACGAATTCAGGTCCACTGCATGTACGGGATACCGGAAAGCATCATAAGGCAGGTCTCAAACTCGTCTTCGATGTATCGGGTGATGGCATCGAATCTCTGCATCAGTGGCAGTTCCGCGAAAGATGTGCCGGTTTCCTTGCGGCATTTCCCCTCTGCGCTCGTATATATCACATTCAGCATGACATTCAAGGCGAGAAGAATATCTTCATCCTTGCCCTGAACCGTGAAGTAGAAGTAGTGCTCCGACTCACCGTCCGTAACGCCGATTCGGTTGTTGTATTTTCCGTAACTCGCCAAATCACCAAACACACTGATTGCAATATATCGCAACTTATCCTCAATAGGAATAGTCCCCCATAGAGGATAGTGTTCATCCGGCTGAAAATCCGCCTTGCCGCCGTTATATTCCCATTCAACAAAATCACGGACGGAGAGTTTCTGACCGCCCGGAATGATTATTTCAAGCTGTTCCAAAGTGTTCTCACCTCTTTGCGTCGTCTCGATATTTTCTATTGTATCCGGTTCGCACGATTATGCAACATTGAGAGAGAAATTACCGGACACAGGAATCTGACGATAAACAAAGAAAAGCCGCCTCCAATGCGGAGACGGCTCGATGGTATCACATTCCGATTTTCTCAAGATACGGGATAGCGGCACGCATTCTTTCGCACTCCCAACTCTTGCGGGGGTTGCGTTCGTGCTTCTTGATGAACTTCTTCATTTCGGCGGAGGTTTCGGCACCCAGTCCGGTGGCGGCTAAGATTTCCCTTGCACCGTCACACTTCATGGCTTTCAGGGTATCCGAGTCAATTTCGCGTCCGCCCTCAAACGGCTGCATAAATTTGAGTCTGCAGAACGGGAGATAGCCTTCCGGTGCATTATCGCCGATATTCCAAATGATATAGCCGAGAGGCGGTTCCGTTACGACCTCGTAGGTGTCGCATACGCCAAGCGCAGTATGATGGATTTTCATTGTTGTATTGTTGTACTCCTTATTTTTGTGGCGGTCTTTAGACCGGCTGTGATGATTACAGGTTCAGCGAGATGTTGCGGGCACTGGGCTCGTATTTCTTAGTCTCTACCCCGGTAATCTTGAACATGTGTCGTGCAGCGACATTGTTGTTCGCATCCCGGTACTTGTCGTCAAGATATACGATACGCTTTATCCCGCTCTGAATGATTGCTTTCGCACACTCGTTGCACGGGAAAAGCGTGACATACATCGTAGACCCGTGCAGGTCTTTCCCGGCGTTGAGGATAGCGTTCAACTCCGAGTGGCAGACATAGGGTAGACTCCTTTTTCAGCTGTTCGCAGCCATAGGCAACCACTGCTGCGGGTAGGCACGAAGTTTCTCCCTAGGCACGCAATCGTTCAGAGCGGAGTTTTCAGCGAGCGCCATGTCGATGATGTAATAATCATCACCATTACGCATCACATCAATACTCCACTGCCCTACCAGTTCGACAGCGGGAAGAATCTTCTTGATTTCCTCCAGAATCATCCGAGCACTGTCATCGTATCGAGATTGCAGGATATCCTCGTGCATCTGATAGATGACATAGTCGTGGCGTTCCTGCGGCGTACTTGCATTCTTGAACTTGCCCTTCATCACATCGGCACGCCAATAAGGACTGATACCCAGCACCTCATCAGCGTCGAAATCGACGAATACGCGGAATTCAGTGTGCAGCGGCAAACCGTTGTAGATGGTCGGGTTGTGTTCCTTGTCCTTGATATATTCCCTTAGCACCCACTCGTTCGTTGTATTAGCACCATAGAAGCAGATATTGTTCAACGGCGAAGCCATAGAACAGGTCAGATGATTCAGGAACAGGAAATACTCGCCCATCTCATTGATTTCCTTCGTGTCATGGATATGAGCGTTGCGGAACTCATACTTGGAAGAATAAGTTCCGGTCTTGATGAAGTAATCCTCGTGCTCATCCAGCTTGAATATCCGCTTGCAATAGCGGTTCACGATTTCCTTGGTCACTGGATTCAGGGTTTCAAAGCCAAGGCGAGTGAGCTGCAGCATCGGCAGCGGAACACGCAAAATCTTGGTATCAGGAATCCTGAAGAACTTGTTCCCGCACAACGCTTTTGCCAGCGGTGGAAGCCAGAATCCCATCGTGTTGGGATTCATTTCGAGCATCTGGTAGGTGAAGTCGTCGAGGTCAAGAATATCAAGACCCTGACGGAACAGGTTGTAGTAGAACTTTTTCATGCGGTCATCGCGTGCATCCTTGTACCCGGCGTAATTCTGAAGCAGAATCTTATACGATGGCTCCGAAATATCGACCTTCGCAAGATTTCCTGTCAGCTGAGGTCTGAGTTCTTCCGGGTATTTTTTCAGGTCATCGTTCGTTACCGTTACAGCGTATCGAGATGCCGCATAGTTCACATAGTATCCGCCGCGTTTTTCGTTGTAGATGTACAGGCGAGTACCATCTGTTAACTCACCTACGATACGGTCGATAAGCGCTTCGAGGTCCCGTGTAAACGGCACCCTCTTGTCGAGCATAGCCTTGACAGTAGCGGTATCCCACTGTAAGAAGTTCTCGGATAATGCCCCGCTGTCCAGCACCTGTTTCTTATAGGCGTCCTCGAATGTTTTGAGGGCATCAGGGCTGGTTTTCAGCATTGCGGCAAGTTCTTCGTAGGAAAACGATTTATCTTCCCTTTTTGTCATCATTTTACCGATTTTGGCAATCATATTTTCGATTTCCTCCTTTTTGGGAATCAGGTGTTTGCAAAATTCGGATTCTTCCAAATCAACTTATTTCCGTAATAGACTTCGGGAATGTACTTGATGGGAATTCTGCGATTGTCTTCGAGTTGGGAATCGTTGTTCGCGATAAACTCCTCGATGCGATTTTCTTCACTGCGCGGGGTGATGTTGCAAGTCGAGAAACCTCCACCGTACAGGATATCACTGTTCATCATACCTTTGACCGGATACTTTACTTCGGTCGTTTTACCGTTGATGTTCAGTACAAGGCGAACGGTTTTGTATTGCTTAGCAAGTTCCACAAGAAGCCTGAACATTATTTCCTGAGTGTTCGGACTATTGTACTTTCTCATATACTCTTCCGTCAACTCTTCCACCACAGCCAATGTAATCCCGTATAGGCGTCCATGCTGCCCGGAATTTGCCTTTTTGATTTTCTCCATCGTCCGTTCAGCCCAGCCGGTGGGATTAGCAAGATAATCCACTACCAGTTCATCGGCATTTGTGGATGTCAGGCCAAAGCAAGACCCATTTACAATC